CCCGGCTATGAGTTTTCTATCTGGTCGGCAGAGCAGCTTTTGGGCTATTTCAACGAGGCGCTTTGTCTGATTGCAGCCAAGCGCCCGGATATGTTCACCGTGCAGAAGATTGTCCCGGTCGATACTTGTAACCGCTACGTGGACGCCTGCGACTGCGTGAAGGTTCTGGATGTTCTGGGGCAATGCGACAAGAACGGCAAGAACGTTCGCCCGGTGCAGCGGCGCAAGGAACGCGCGACGGTCTGGGCGCAGAACAAAAAGCACCAGAATTTCACTCGCGAGATTAGCTCCTACGAGTTGTTGGAGAAGTCCAGCCTCATCAGGGTGTACCCGGCGAACCTCGACCCGACGGCAGAAATGTGGGTGCTGATTCGCTGCGCGGTAGAACCAAAGGCTTATTCAATGACGGATGCAGCGCCCGATGAGCGCTGTGCGTTTTTGGCTGCGGCTTGCCAGTGGGTGCTACATCGCGCCAAAGCTATCGACGGCGAGTTTTCCCAGACGATGAAAACGCAGAGCGATAGCCACGGAGATATGTTCGCCAAGATTCTGAACATGACCGAACAGAGCGATAACGACTACGATGAGAAGTACCGGGGCTACCCCGCACCGGCGAACAAGCGGGGTTGATACCGATGCGCAGAAATGAGCATCGGAGTAAAATCAACAACTTATAAGCACTAAGAGGACACTCGGCTGAAAAATCAGCTCAGTAGAAATTGGAGAAAAAATGAGCGAAATCAAAATATTCGACGCCCCGCTTGGAATGGGGCGTTACTGCATCATAGACGAGGAAAAGGAAGCCGAGGCGCTGTGCAAGCAGACCGGGATTGACCTGCGGTTACTGGGGCGACTGGACTACGCAGGGCAGGTGATGACGTTTGTCAAAGACGGGGAATGGCTGGTCGTCGCCCGCATCGCTCACCACGGTGAGACGATGGGAGACGTCCTCTCAACTGTGTTGCACGAGTGTGTTCATGTGGTGCAGCACTTGATAGCAAACATCGATGATAAAGAGCCGTCTCGCGAGTTTCAGGCGCGACTTTCCGAGGAGGTGATGATGAACTTGGTTAAGGAATATTTCCGCCACAGAGAGGCGTTTACACAGTTTCTTGCAACCCCTAACGAAACGCCGGAGGAATGATGCTATTCGGACAAGAAACCAGACCCATCGCCGACTTCCTGCCGCGCATCTTGGCGCACATAGACGGTGTGGACGAGGAGATGGTCGCTACCCTCGCGATGGATGCGGTCATTCAGTTCGCGCGCGATAGCCAGATACTCTCCGAAGTTGTCTGCGTAACCTTAGAGCCGTGCATCGAAAGCTACAAGTTGCACACCCGGCTGCGCCCCTACGAGGTGCTGGCGATTCGCGTGTTTTCGCATGGTCGGGAGCAACCACTCCATACGTCTGCGATTGCGGTGGACAGGGATTTCAAAACGCTGTACGTGCAGCCTAACTACTGTACCGGCGATAACCAAGTGGAGGTCGAGTTCTCTGTCGTACCTGAACGGGACAGCGAGGAAGTGCCTGCGGTAATTTACGAGGACTGGGTAGAGCCTGTGGTCGCTTACACGCTGGCGCGTCTGCACAGCCAGCCGGATAACCAGTGGTACAACGTGGGCGAAGCAGACCGTCAGATGAGGCTGTATCAGGAGTTCGTGCGCAAGGCGCGGATAAACCGCATCAGCCGTGGGCGTCCGTTGCAGATGCGCCTTGCCGGACGGCGGGAGTTGTAGTATATTAGTCAAATCCAGTGAAGCGGATGGTAATAAACAGTCGTTATGGCGGGGTGAGCGTTTTCCGAATAGCGCTGCTTCACCGCCCCGCCGCCATTATTCGGAGTTTCCATGAATCTTATTTCTTTACAACAAGCCACCATGACTAGCTTGGATATAGCTAACTTGGTGGCTTCTCGGCACGATAATGTGCGCGTGTCTATCGAACGCCTTGCCGAACGCGGCGTTATTCAACTTCCGCCAATGCAGGAAGTTGAAAACAAACAAGCCACTAGCCCAAACAGCAAAAGTAAGGTCTATGTATTTTCTGGCGAACAAGGTAAACGTGACAGCATTGTTGTGGTAGCTCAGCTTTCCCCAGAGTTCACGGCGCGCCTTGTGGACCGTTGGCAAGAACTAGAGAAAGCCACAGGTACATACCAAATCCCGCAGACCTACCCCGAAGCACTCCGCGCCTACGCTGATGAGCTGGAAGCTCACGAGAAGACCAAACAGGCACTCGAAGCTGCGAAACCAAAAGCCGAATATTTCGATAATCTTGTTTCCCGAAACCTGTTGGTAAACATCCGAGACACCGCGAAGGAGCTGCGGGTCAAGCAGAACGAGTTTGTGAATTTCTTACTAGGAAACGGTTATCTGTACCGCGACCAGAAAGGCAAGCTGCGACCATACGCACAGCACACACCAGCGCTGTTCGAGGTCAAGGAATTTACTCGCGGGGAGTATTCGGATGTGCAGACCTTGGTTACTCCAACAGGGCGTGAGACCTTCCGCTTGCTGCTACAAGTGCCAACGCTAGAAAATAAATGATTACTGTTTATATTTTATAGGAAATTTGTCATGAAAGAAGTAGTAAGCCTTGGTTCCCTGAAAACCGTAGAAGAAGCGTTCGATGTAACGCGCACGGATATGCACGACCTGCTAGAGGGCGGTTTGCTCTTGTTCGAGGAAGCAATGGTTGCCATGTCTATGGAACGTGGTTTGCCGTGCGCAAAAGTGTTTTCTTCTGAGCGTGGAGTGTATTGGGTGTTTGACAGCGAGCTTGTTCTTTCTGAACTAAATGAACGGTTTGGGTTAAGCATAAGGTAAATTAGTGGCTGATTATTCTTTTGACACAACCGGGTTTAAGTCTTTACCAGCTTATACGGGAATACCGTTTGATGCCAAACCGTATAATTACTGGCTTACTTGGGAATCCCGTGCCAAGCGATTATCCTCTGAGATGGGGTTTATCGCAATAAAAGTTTACCAGCCAAGCGGGTCAGATTTATTTAACTGCCATTTGTTCCACACGGACGTGCTTGCGGTGTTAAACATGAAAGACTAACCTGCTACAATAGCCCAACCCTTTAATTGGTTGGGCTTTTTGTTTGCCCACGGAGAACCTCATGAGCCTTGATTGCAAGAAACCGAAAGTCTGTACCCCGACCCCAGAGCCGCCTCCGCACCCGCCTACTCCGCCCTTCGAGGTGTGCATCGCGATGGATTACAAGCTCACGTGGGACGGGACACACGCGACCCTTGAGCGGGTAACTACTACGCCAGACGGGTCGTACACCATGTTCAACGTGGTAAACGGCTGTATCGTCAATCCCGGCGTGGGCGACATCCCGACCTACACCCCACCTTACTGCAACCCGAACCCCGGCGACTGCCAGCAGGGCGGCGGTGCAGGTGGCACGGTGCGCATCTCCAACCAATCCGGCAACACCATTATCAACAACGGTGACGGGCTGTATGCCCGCTGCTACGTGCAGGCTGGACCGGGCATCGTGGTAGTGGGCGTCGGTACGGTGTACGACCCTTATGTGATTTCTGGCGGCACGAGTGGTGGCGGGATTGTAAACGTCGTCGGGCGCGACGGTATCAACGCTACGGTGGACGAAAACAAGGTAGCCTACGTGGGGATGACGCCTACCGGGGTTACGCCCGGCACGTTCCGGGGTCTGACTATCGGTGTGGATGGGCGGGTGTACAGCTACGACCCCAATCTGGACGGCGCAGGCGTTCGTGCAGGTCGCGGACTAGAGAGCCACAACGAGCAGGACACGCTGGTTATCGAACACCCGTCACAGCAAGTTTCGGGCAGTATCGACGTCGGCGGCTGGCGGCTTTCCCACAACGATTCCGGGCATTTGCAGCAGGCACAACAGCTTGCTGCCCCCGTAGCAGACGGGTGCTACATGGTTGGCGGGACAGAGATTTGTTTTACCAACGGCATCGCGACCAGCGTCGGCGCAGGCAACGGCGGCGGGGGTGGTGGCGGCGGAAACAACGGCGTGCCTGCACCCGGTGCGCTACGCGATATGATTCGTGTGGACTTGGCTTCCACCGGGGCGACCGGAACGCGCATCGAATATTTCGGGCAGCGGCTTCAGTTGACCTTCGATAACCCCGGTCAGCTACGGGTGCAGATTCCTAGCTATGTGACCGACATCAGTCAGGTTAGCGCCAATTCCACGGCGGGAAATTGCACCGCATCCATCGACCCCGGTTCGGGCAATCTGGTGGTTCGCTACGGTGGGCAGGCTTCTGTGGATGCCCAAGTTATCACAATAGCGTTTAGGGGCTGATATGCTGGCATGGGAGAGCTATGAGTTCGCGGGCATCGTCCCGCGCCTGCGCAAGAAGCAGTTGCCGAAGGGCTATGCTACCGTCGCTCACAACGTGGACTTAACCCACGGCAGCATCAAGGCGTTTCTGGAACAGCGACACATCAAGCAGGTGGACGCAAACATGGTGCGGCTGTACGTCTGGGGTTGCGATATTCTCGTCTGGGACAAGTGTGTCGATGTTGCCGAATGGTTACCCGACTGCCCGCGCCTGTTCGTGACCGGGAACGCCGATTATCCGCAGGTGCTAACCAGCGAGAACAAGCGTCTGGTTTATCGGCGTCTAGGTGTGCCAGCCCCGCAGGGCGCACCAGTCGCCCGCGCGAACAACGTGGACACCGACCGCTCGCGTGCGGTGGCGTACATCGTGACGTTCGTGAACAGCTTTGGCGAGGAGAGCGGACCATCCAATCCCAGTAACGACGTGGTTATCGAAGATGGGCAGCAGGTGCAGCTCACTTTTCGTTACAACCCGCCCATCGAGTACGACATCAAGAAACTGCGGATTTACCGCCGCGAGACGGGCTTCCGTACCGGGCTGGAGAAGGAGCAGGAGCTGGAGACCCATTGGTTCTTCCTGACCGAGCTGGATGCCAACGCGCGTGAATTTACCGATACCACGAGCATCATCAATCTGGGGTGGGCGTTCGAGGGACTGGACACACGCGAGCCACCTGTCAAACTCCAGAACATCACGGCAATTCCTTCCACGGCGATTCTTGCCGGAAGCGTGCAGAACAAACTGCTGTTCAGCCGCAACCTTCAGCCGCACAACTGGATGCTCTCGCAGGAGATGACGCTGGACGACAACATCATCGCGCTGGGTGCTATCGGCAACAGCCTGTATGTGGCGACAGACGGACACCCCTACCGGGTGCAGGCAGACGTCGGTTGCGATAGCCGCGACTGTCGAGCGGTGCATAAATACACCCAGTCATTCCCGATGATTAACTGCCACGTCGGGCAGGGGGCGATAACCACGCCGTTCGGCTTTATCTACGCCAGCACCGACGGACTAGTCATGCTGAACGAAGCCGAACAGCCACGGGTGATTACCAGCGAGGTGTTGTCACAGGACGACTGGCGGCAGCTTGCGCCCCAGACTGCACGACTGGCTTACCATAAAGGCGCGTTGTTTGTAGTCACAGACAACATCAGCTTCATGCTGTGGCTGGACGGAAACACTTACGCCGACACCAAATACAAGAAAATGGTGACGATTTCAGACGAACCCGTTGATATGTTTACCACCAGGCAGGGCGAGCTGGTGATGCTGTTCCGCGACGGTACGGTTAGCCAATGGAACGCGGGCAACCGCCTGCGCCCATACAAGTGGCTGTCGGCAATTATTGATACCGGGTTTTTGTTCGACCTGACCCGGTTGCGCGCGAGAGTGCAAGACCACGACACAGAGATTAGCATCATCTCTGACCGCGCCCAGATTTCAAGGAGGTTTCCCGTAGGTGATACCAATATCCCCTTCGGGCGGCATGGACGCCGACCTGAATTTACGATACTGGCGGAAGGAACGGGGGAGATAACCGAGATTGTCGCCGGGGTTTGTGTGATTGATATGGGGACAAAGGAGACACCGAAATGACCTACCAGATTGTGAGAATGCCGACAGACCAAGAAGAACTCTCGCAGATGATGGAGGAGTATGTACCGTTCCTGAACGCGATGTACACACCTCATGAGCGGGCGATGTTTGGGGATATAGACTTCGCGATGAGCTACTGGTTTATGTTGTGGGATACCGGGGCGGGTTACTTCCTGACCCGGCGTAACCCCGCAGGCGAGCTGGTGTTTCTGGCGATGGTTACGAAATACCAAGACCTCTGGAATGGCAAGTGGCGCATGGAAGTCCACCGCACGGCGGTATCCAGTGCACCGGGGATTGATGGGCAGCACGAAGTGCAGGCAGCGCTGGATTACCTGAAGCAGAACAGTGGTCTGTTGCAGTTTGACCGCCTGTATTTCACGAACTACTACGAAGACGGCACGGAAGAAAAGCGATTAGTCTGGAAGGTGTGAGATGCCACGCTCTGACAATGACGGGATGAACTTCGACGACCTGTTCGGCAAGTGGGGCGGGAAGCCTGACAAGAACGGGAAGAAGAAAGATACGACGCCGAAAGTTCCGGCGGATAACCCTGCGTGCAAAAACACCGGGGTCACGGATGAAGGGATAGAGCAGTCTTCCCGCTGGAAGTCCATGCTGTCTGCCGCCATCATGGCGTACAACACATGGAATAGCCTGCGCATGGCGAAGTTGCAGCGCGACCTCGCCAGAAAATATTTGCAGATGAGCAAAGACCATCGCAAGTATTACAACGACCGCTTCAAGCCGCTGGAGAAAGACCTCACCAAAGAAGCGCTGAAGCTGAAGAAGTATGAGCGCGACAAAGAGCCGCTTTATACCGGGCAGATGCTGGTAAGCGTGCGGGGGAAGAACGCGGGTCAGATTGACAAGGCGGTGTCCTGTACGGGGCGCTACTGCACCGGGCAGCGAGCAGCCATCATAACCGACCAGCTCCTCAAGCAGGCGACCCAAGAGAGCCTCGCTGCGGGCATGGCGCATCGCTACACGGACAAGGAAGAAATCGTCCACAACAATCTGCGGTGGGACAAGCGCGAACAAGTGCTGAAAATCGGGCGCGACATCCCGGCGCAGGCGTCCAGCTTTGCTCAGCTCGCCGCTGGAATTTTCGGCGACCTCGGCACGCAGGCTGGCAAGGCAGCGGAAGGCGCGATGAGTTTTATCGCCTACGAGAGCAACCGTGCGCAGACACAGTACCCACCGCGACGGGGGGATATGCAGGTGAGCAGCTACCGCTACAATCCTACACCGCTTGAGGAGTTCAAGCCGAAGCCGCCGGATGTGTACGTGAAGCCGGAAGAACCGACGCAGACCATAAAAGTGATGGGGTGATAAATGAGCGGATTACCAGTCGTTGTAACCACCGGTAGGCTTGAGCGGGTAAATGACGTTTCCATCAAGGCGTTCCCTTGCCCGAAGGTAAACGACAAGGGGCTGACGGGAGCTTGGTGGTGGGCAGATAAAATCGCCATCGCGGTTGCGCTATGGGCTACCTACGAGACATGGAAGGCGGCGAAGGAAGAATACAAAATCGGCAAGGACTACTACGACCTTGCGAAAGAACAATGGGATTTCTTCCTCGAAAACTACCGCCCGCTGGAAGACCAAGAGCTGTCAGAGATATGGGCAGAGCCTCCCTACGAGCCAGATTACCCCAAATCCATCGCAGGGCATACCAACACCATAGACAAGGTTTTCGCCGCCGCAGAACGTCATAGGAGCGCCCTCACGGATAAATATTGCGTCTGCCCCGACGTGTCGATGTTCACCAAGACCGACATCATGAAATCAACCGTGCGCGGCGACTCTGATAACTTCGGTCGTCGCTACGCCGAGAAGCTGGCGCAGGAGAAGAACGACATCCGCTGGCAGCGACGCATATCGACCGCCAGTCGTGGACGCAACCTGCTATCCGAGAGCGCCTCCCTCGCCAGCAAGGCGGCAGGGCTGTTCGGGGACTATGCTAAGGCGATGGGCAACGTAGCATCAGGGGCAATGGCGTTTTCCGGCTACGTGAACAACCGGATGCAGACGGAATACAACCCGGTGCGCCAACGCATCAACGCCCGTGCTGATGTGCCGAATACTTACCGGGGATTCGACGCACAGGCTTACTGGGGCGACGGCAGCCGGATGCTGGAGAACACTCCGCGCGGGGGCATTTCGTGGCAGCAAGCGGAAGCCAACGCACCCTACGATGGCGCGGGTGGGGTTGCAGGTTACGACCCGACAGGATATGCTTCCGCTTCAATGAGATAAGGGGACGAAATAATGTACATACCAGATTTATTCGGCGCGTTCATGAAAGGCAAGGAATATGCTAACGACCGTAACTGGAATGACCTCAAGCAGTATGAAGCGGTAGAAGCCGCTCGCAACGCCAACGACCTTTCCTCGCTGGATATTCTGGGGCAGCGGGCGCAGTTCGGTGGCAAGATGAGTGTTTTCCAGAACAACGTGGATAACTCCGCACGGGCAAACGAGGTTGCCGAAGCCGCGCAGCCGGGGCTACTTGCCAACGCCAGCACAGGTAGCATGATTCAGATGGACCAGCGCAGCGCGTTTATGAACAACCGCGACGATTACCAGACCATGCTGAACAACACAGCCCAAGCCAATATCGGTAAGGGCATCGACGCGGCGGCGGTGCAGATGGGCGCTAACGATTACCTGACGCCTGAACGTGCCGCGCAGATGGGTGGCTGGCGCGGGGAGGACATTTACAACACGGCGATGTCCAACAACATCACCACAGGTCATGCGCCAACGGTTGCCGCGCAGGGCGTCGTAACGAATGACAAGCTGTACGATAATAATCTGCTAGGCTTGGACTACGACCGTGATGTGCTGGAAGGGAATATCAAACGCCAGCCCGTAATCGGTGCTATTAAAGACCGCAACGCCGCCAACCAGTACGCCGACGCGAACACCTACCTGACCGACAAGGCGAAGTTAGTGCAGCGAGAGAACCAGCGCCAGCGACAAGGGCTTCTGAACACGATTAGCAACCTCCAGCGCCAGCGTGCAGCATTTGCCGCCGACCCGATGATGGCAGGGCAGGTGCAGGAACTCACGCAACAGATAGCCGAGTATCAGGCAGAGCTTCAGCGACTGACTGGGGGCGAAACAGCGGATGTGTACATCACCGCGCCGGGTCAGGCGATGGCGACGGTGCGCAGCCTCGTGCCGGGCGGGCAGGTGTACCAGCAGGGGGTTGGTCCGCGACCCCTGCAAGGACAGGTCATCATGCCGCCCCCGCAGCCTGCGCAGCAGCCCGTGCAACAACCCCAATCCGCACCGCAAGCCGCTATTGACCCCAAAGTTCATTCGCAGAACGTGGAAGCCAAGATGGCGTACGTTGCCGACAAGCAGGCGCAGGGTACGTATGACCCGAACGAAGTCATCATGATTGACGGTGTCCCTTACACCGCAGGGCAGCTTGTGTACCTCCAGAACGTTCAGCCTAGTATGACAAGCACCGTAGCAGAAGGGGTATCTATGGGGCTGCTAGGGCCGGTGGGTTACGCCAGCCAGTATTTGCTCGGGACTAATCCTGCGTATGCCCGGCAAATCGCGGCGGCACGTGCAGCAGCGGGGCGGTAAGTTATGGCACGGAGGAAGGGGAATACCAACGAATCGCGCAACATGAGTATGGTGTTGCAAGCGTTTCAAAATGCCGGGTTGTCGCCAAACCAAGCGCGGATTCTCGCCGCCGAGGTGGGGCGGGAAAACGCATTCCAAGACCGCTACCTGTGGGGGTATCACAAAGACCCCGGAAACGGCGCGGTCAATCTGGGGATTATCTCGTGGCAAGGCACACGCGGACGGAATCTGGAGAAACAGCTTGCGGCACAAGGGCTGATTAAGAACGGGGTGATGGAGCAGTCACAACGCGCGCTGGATGCACAAGCGCGCTTTTTGGTAAACGAGATAAAGAACGACCCTGCCTACGCCAAGACCAAAAAGCTGTTTCTGTCCAACCCGAACGTGGACTACAACACAGGCGTCCGGGTGCTGGGTAAGGACTTTATCCGCTGGCGCATCGACGACCCGAAGTACGCTGCCAAAGGCGCGGCGTCCCGTGACGGTTTTTATCGGAAGCTAGGCGGGGTAGCCCCGCAAGATGGTGGCGTGGTGCAGACAGGAGCGTCTGCGCCCTCCGTAGCGCCGCTTATTCCGGCGTCTGGGGCGATAAACGCAGCAGCCAATACCGTGAATGACCTGATGGCACAGAACGCTCCCCAGAGCGACCTGATGGGCAAAAACGTGCTGGCTGGCAGCGTAGGCTTCGCCGTTCCAGAAACACCTTTGCAGAACAAACTGTACGGCGAGGTCGCAGAACAAGGCTTACCGCCGCAGAAAGAATCCATCGCGGCGGTGGCGGCTGATACCATCTCGAAAACTTACGACCAGATGTTTAACCAACCTTTGGTAAAATCCTCCAGTCCTAGCATCGACGCGCTGATGCAAATCTTTAACGCTCTGGAAGTCTGATAATGGCGAAGAACAATTCTCTCGAAACTCCCCTCTCCATGCCTAAACTGCCTGACCTCGACCAAGACCTGTTCGGCGCGGGCGCAGGGGCGATATTCAACCAGTCCGATGACCTGCTCAACCCGAAGGCGGTAGCGCCTCTGGGGGCGCAGCAAGGCAAACTTTCTCCGGCTGCACAGGCGCTGGCATCGGCACAGCGTGAGCAGAACGACCTGCTGAACTACGCGACTGAACAGCAGGCGAAAATCCAGCAGCAGGAAGCCCGCCAACAGGCAGCGTTTGACCGTCAGCAGGCGGCACAGCGCCGGGAAACCGACGCGGCTATCCGCCAGTATCAGCGGGACAAAAAGGAGCGCGAGAAGGCGCTGAAAGAGAAAGCGAAGGAACAGGGCGGTGTGCTAGGCGCTGGCGCGGATGGTTCGTTTGTCCTGAAGCCGATGGTTGAAACCATCCTAGCTGATAAGAATTGGAAGGACATCAAGTCCAGCTTCCAGCGCGAGGACGAGGCGCAAGGCTGGCTGAAAGAAAAAGCCGTTCAGTTGAAGGAGCAGGGCATCCCCGAAGACCTCATCAACAACGAGCTGCGGGTGGCTGGCGCGCTGTTCAAGCAGGATACGGACGCCTACACCAAGCAGCGTTCGGAAGACCGTGCTGACCCGCTCGATGCGGTTTCATGGCTAGGTAAGGCAGGGCGCAACCTATACAAAGGCACGGTGCTGTGGCTATCCCCGGTATGGAACAAAACCATCGGCAAAACGGGGCTTACTTTCGACACGGAGGAGTTTGTCCGCGAACAGAATGACGCGATAAATTCCATTGATTCAACGTTGTCCGACAAGATTCACTTTGCCCAAGAGAACAACGAATACCTGACCCAGAAACGCCGGGCGCAGGGTAAGGACGGACTTGTTGCAGGATTCACAGGCGGCATCGCCGATATGTGGAAAGCGGACAATATGCTTTACACCATGCTGGACTCCGCCGCTTACATTCCTTACTCCGCCGCTGTAGGCGCGAGTGCGGGGGCGTTTGCTTCTCGCGTCGGCGCGGCTACTCGTCTTACCCCGGCGATTGAAGGTATTACCGCGCGGGTAAACGCCGCTGCGGCTGCACCGGGTGCAAGTCTCGCGACGCGAATCGGCGCTAAAGCGGCTTCTCACCTGTTATCTTCCGAGGTAGCGGGTGGTATGGCGACTACCGGGTTCTTTGCCGCCACGGACGCCGCTGGTGGCGCATACGACGCCGTTTACAACCAAGACGAGGACACCTTCCGCCAGACCTACATCAAAGCAAACGGCGAGGAAAACTGGAACAACCTCGTGCAGTATTACGGCTCTGCGGGCAAAGCACGTGCAGCGCTCGCAGAACAGGCTGCGGTATCGGCAGGTAATTCCGCCTTCATAAACACCGCGCTGCTAGGCGCTGCCGGTTTGGAAACTACGCTGCTCAAGGCGAACAAGTTTGGGCTTCAGACGTTTGCGGGCAAGCGCTTGGCGACGGCTGGCGCTAACTCCGTGTCTGAACTCCTCGAAGAAGGCTTGACGCAATATTCACAAAACGTCGGCGCGCAGCCTGCGACTGGCGTGGATTTGCTGGAAGGCGTGCCGGAAGCAGCCGCTATCGGTTTCGTCGCAGGCGGCTCGATGGCAGGCGGTACGCAGGTGCTTGGTGCGCTAGGCAAAGGCGTAAAAAACTACGTCGCTCCAGAGTTCGATGCAGCACGGCTTGACCCTACGCAGTACGTGCATCAGAATCAGTTGGACTACGACAGCTATCGGCAGGTGGTCGGGCGCGAGATGGACAACATCGCACGCACCGGACGCCGGGCTAAGTGGCACGAAACTGACATCGGCTCTGCGCAGCAGATGGCGTATGACACGATAATCGACGACCCGTCCAAGTGGGAATCCTTTACGCCAGACCAGCGCGCGCAGATGCAGGAGTACCTGAAGCAAGCCTACAACATCAACACCAACCCGTATGCCCAAGTGGAGCGTCAAACGCTGACTGACATTTGGGAGAATGGCGACACGCACGTACTGAATGCTTGGCTGCAAAGCGAGGAAAAAGGCATCGGCGAGGACATACGCAACGCCTTCCGTGTCAAGCACGGTGTCGAGTTAGAGAACGTGCCGGATGGTGTGCGCGCCTACTCTGAAGCGCTGGCTAACGCTATCGACTACCAGATTGCCGCCCCGGTACTACGCGACACGAACGAGCAATGGAAGGCGATGCGGGATTACGTCAAGACCCAAGTCGAGACTAACCCGACGCTCACCCGCGAACAGCAGAAAGGCATCGACGCCATTCTCGCTAATTACCTCGATGCAGGTCGTCGTCGCTTGACCGATGAGCAAGTCGCGGCGGCACAATCACAACCGACAGGACAACCCAATGAGCCAGCAAATACCGGCGCAGGACAAGGCGCGCCTACTGAAAATACTCAACCAGTCGCAGGAGAAAGCGGTGCAGCTCCGGCAGCAGGAGCAGGAAGCACAGGCGGAGAAACCCAAAGCGTGGGGCAGCCTGACGCTGCACCGGCAGGAGGAGTTAATCCTCAAGGCGCTGGAGTCGATAATGCACAGCAAGGAAATCAGCCCGGCGGTGGGACAGACGCTCCCGCCCAAACTGTTCAGCCTGCTGGAGGAGCAGCGCAAGCACCTGCATCTGGGGCGCAGCCGGGAGTTACAGCCCCGGTTGGAAATGCTGGTCAAACGGCTGCGGGACAAAGGGCTGCTGGACAGACCAGCGCAACCGGACAACCCGCTCAACCGATTAACCCCGGCGCAGCGCCGCAGGCAGGAAGCAGCGGAGGCGTTGGAGCTGCGACGCCAGAACGCAATCCAAATGGTGGAAGCAACCAAGCTGCTACCCAAGCGGTCGGTGTAACGGGCGCTTATAGCCCGCAGGCTGATTTACGCGATGCTAGTCATGCGTGGGCACAGTTATCCAAAGCGCAAAAATCAGCTCTCGCGAAAATTGGCATCAGCACCCCGGCGCAGTTGCTGGATATTCTGAAAAACGACGACACAGTCGCCGAAGCCGGGCAACGTCTGGCGCGGACTGGTCGCGTGCGCAGCATGACGATGAAGTCGGTGCAGGACGCGCTGAAAGCCGCCCGTGACTACATCACGTCGCCAGAGTGGGTGTTTAACAAGCTGACCCAAGACCAGCTCGGGCTTAGTGCCAACGAGGCAAGTATCCCCGCGGCGGTCGCAGCGCTTCAGGCAAGCGACGAAATTACCGCACGGAAAATTAGCCAGCTCGCCAAAGGCGCGGCGGAAATCTACGGGCTGGAGGACGCCTCTAAGGAAGACAAAATCGCCTACGCAGCCAAGCTGCTGCTTGACATCGCACAGCTCGCCAAGACCTCACCACAGCTATTAGATGTGGCGATGCGGCTCAAGGGCGCGCCGGAATCGTGGTTTCAGGACGACGTTGACAAGCTGCTGAAGAACGACATCTGGGCGACGCTCCAGTCTGCACCGGGCATTTTTGAACAAGCCGGGGTGGACTTCAGCCAGTCCCGCCCGAACGTCACCCAGTCACAGCAGAATCTCTGGTCGGCGCGTGCGGTATTGTTCACGCTGAAGCAGAACATCAAGGCAGGCGATGCCAGAAGTAAAGCGGTTCAGGCAGGGCTGGATAAAGCCGCCAAGCGCATCACCGACATGGGCGGCGAAAAAGGACGCCTCTCGCTGCTGTTTTCGATGCTGGAAGCCGACAGCCGGGGCGAAGACCTGACAGGTTTTCTGGAAAACTACTACATCGGTTCGCGCGCTTCGGCAGATGCTATCGCGGGCGTTATCCGCGCGTATCAGGATGCGAAAACCTACATGGCATCCCCCGACTTCCAGAACAGCCTGCGGGCGGATAACTGGCTGCGGCAGGCGGACAAGTCGGTTTACGTGCAGGCTATCCGCGATTATGTGCGCAATAATTACGCAGCATTCAACCAGATGCTGATTCAGGATGCCGAAGTGGCGTCTGGCAAGAGCGCCCGCACGCGCGTCGCTGGCACGAATTTTGAAACGCAGGCAGTAAACACCGACATTCTTGCCGACGTACTGGCTGATGTGGTGCATAACACCGCACGCCTCGGACGGGAGTATGCAGGCGAGATTGCCCGCTCCTACGCCGGACGGGATGAAAACGGCAACCGGGTTATCAAGCCGTCTGCGGTCAAGCGTTTTCTGGAACAAGCAGATACCATCGCAGCTAACCTTCGGCAGCAGTATCTGGACGGTAAGCTGGCGCAACAATCCACCCAGCCTGAAGACGAGTCCGAGCAGTTGGTACAACAGGGCGACGACCTTTCCCGCCTGATGGAGGAGTTCAACGCCGGGCAGCAACCGGATGCCGACGCGGTCATGGGCGACCTCGACGACGCCGTTCGCGGCATTCCGGCGCAGCCGCGCAATGGTGAGAAGCAGATTAAAAACGGTGGCTTCGACAGCCCTGAAGCGGCAGAAGACGCGCTTTCCCCGGAGTTGTTCCAGCACCCGGAAACGGTGGAAGAACTCGATACGCTGTTGCGGTCCATCGCAGAAACAACTGGGCTAGACCCGCTGCTGGTCGGCGAGTATATTGCTCGTGAGTGGTTGAGCCAGTCGGAAGAAGACTACGCAGATGCGTCAACAGACGAACTGCTGGACATGGTGTACGACGCGGCTAACGATATTTGGATTTACGTTGGAGAACAGAATGCAACACAACAAATTGCAGATACAAAACGTCTCGAAGGACCTCGCTCGATTACTGCCGACGGACGGCGCATCACGCGACAATCTCAAGACCCTACTGGGTCACTGGCAAGAGCGTTACAGCCGAACCTCTCCGGCGGCGCATACGCACAGCTAGCCCGTCCTAGCCAGCCTGCCCCGGTGCGACTTGCGATAGCACCTGTCGAGGAGATTGTTGCCGAGTTCGGCGGGCAGGAGTTCTCCCTCGCTGAGATTATCGAGAATACCGAAAACCAGCGGGGAGACCGTTCACCCACGCTAGGCGAACTCGCACCGGAAGATAACAACGCCCCGCGCCCGGTTATCGAACTGACGGTAAATGGCGTGAAGCACCGGGGCAGGCTATTCCGCTGGCGTGACCGCAAGAACGGTCGTAATCGTCGTCATGTGGTGTTTGTCCACGACGGCGACGCTTTCGGTATGCGTGGGTGGGACGATAAGTGGATAGACTTTGGTAATGCTGTTACCCGCAAGCGTGTGGACAGCATCAACCAAAACGACGGCATCCGCATCGAGGTGCTGGCAGACCAATCTGAAAATCAGGAGCAAACAAATGATAAAACCGAGAAACGTACTCAGCGAACTGGGCGCAGCGAGACCGAGGATGAAAACAATTCAGGAATCGTGGGGGACGTTCGAGATGCCGATGTCGCCGCGCGAGGAAGCGACAACACGGATGCGCGAGCTGATGAATCCGAGCAGGACGAAGGTTCTGGGCAGTCCGATGAAAGTGAACGCGGAAGTGGAGCGGCTGAAGGACGACTAGAAACCCCTGCGCCCGTAGATGTTCCGCAGGGGCTAGACTACACCCCCGAGCAGGTAGCAGAAATTGACCCGGCGTCGCTTACGGCGGATGAGCGTGCAGCACTTAACCGCCAAGACGATACGAGCGAGTTTATTGCTAACGCCCTCTACGACATCGAGGGCGCGCTGGAAGATTTCGGTGGGGAAGATTCTGCCGCCCTGCGCAGCGGGCTTGCCAAAATGGCAGCGCTGCTGGCAGACCCTGCTGCGCCAAGACGGGCTACGCCGACGACGGTTACCGAACAAGCCGCCGGGCGCAAAGAGGTTGCCGACATTATCACCGACGAGGAGCGCGACATTCTCGACGCCTACCTCGAAGACGTCGGTAACACCGAGCAGAGCGCGGAGGAGTTTGCCGAAGAAGCCATCGCCGACAACCAGTTCGAGGATAGCAGCCTGCCGAAGAAAGTCCGCGCTGTGCTGGAGCGTATCTGGAACGCGCTGCGCAACGGCATGGCGGCTGTCTCGATGGCGTTGGCGGTTCACCTCGGCTCAAGTATGGTCGTCAGCCAGCCTGCCGAAGCCGCGAACCTCACTCCGCAGGCAGGCGAGGTGGTTATGAGCAGCGCTGCCAAAGCGTCGCTAGACCACATCATCGACACCGCCGACAACGGTGGACGCCCGTTTGTGATTGCCGACAAAAAGGCGGGCAAGCTGTACCTGATGAACGCCGAGGGCAAGGTGGTGGACACCACTCCGGCGCTGTTTGGCAAGACGCCTTCCGACGCCGCGAAGACGGCGGGTGCTACGGGTGCGGGCAAATACGACCTGACCTACAACCGCGACACCCGTCTGCCATCCGGTTACGCGGGCAGCGTGCAGTCGTTCGACACCGGAGCAAATGGCGAGCAGTTTGCCATCCACCGTGTTATTGACGTCAAGGGGCAGAACCGTCAGAGCCGACTGGATAGCAAGACCGTCCGCGACAACCGCATCACGCTTGGTTGTATCAACGTTCCGGCGGAGTTCTACGACGCCCACCTAGACAACGAGCTAGGCGCGGTGCTGTACGTGTTGCCGGAAACCGCTAACTGGGGTGGCGACCTGTATGGCAAGACCCCCCGTCAGTCTGCACAGCCGACGCCACAGGCGGTTAAAATCGCAACCGAGGGTACTTCCCTTACCCCAGAGCAGTTACTGGCTGCAACGCGCTCTCAGGCGGATAATCTGATAGCGAACGTACGTGGCAACATGGACAACGCCAGCTACCAGCCTGTGCAGGTAACACCCGAACAGTTACAGGCGGCGACGGAAGCCGGGCGGAAGGTAACGACCCAACCTGTGCAGGCGCAAGCGCCCATCCAGATTGCGGGCGTCCAGCCGTCCACGCAGACCGCCTATATCAGTCCGGTCATGGTAAACGGTGTATCCGCTAACACCCTTGTCGTGCCGTTCGAGGCGCATACCCCTGCCGAGATGCAAGCAAATGGCGTGTTCGACACACAGCCTGTAGGTAACAAGACCGAGAGTGGGGATAGCCTGTACACCATCGCGTCGTGGCTGGCTGCCGCGTTCGCTGCGGGCAAGGTGAATAGCCGTCGCAAGAAGCGTCTGGAGAGCCGCAAGAAAGCCAACGAGGAACGGTTGGCGCGGATTGAAGCGAAGAACAATCCAGAGCTGAAGTCTGAACCGGAGGACACTTCCGTCGTTCCAGACGAAGCCGAGGTGGAAACCGCCGTCGCCGACAACCACGACGTGCAGGCAGCCTTTGCGAAACAAGCCGGTACACACAACCCGCAGACGCCGCTGTCGCAGGCGGTCGCGCAGGCTGTGCGCCAGCAGAACGTGCTGGAGAATAAAGCCGATTGGATTCATGCATTCGCGATGCGGTATTCCAGCGATGAGGCGCAGTACCAGCAACTGCTCGCCACGATGGGCAATTTCGAGTACAACCTCGGTGGTGTGCTGACCGACCGCTCTTACACCCAGAGTGGTGACTTCCGTGACCGCAGGCGCTGGCGCGGCGACCAGACTGATGCAAGCCGTGTGGGGATGTTGCAGGCGTTCATGCGCTTCGCAGGCGGGGCGACGGTTGCGTTCGATAATCTGTTGCACCGTGTCGGGTCTGCCGCGTTCGGACACGAAGCCGACAGCGCCATCGCCAGCAAGATGCTCTCGCAGGTACGCGCCAAGTCGTCCGGGGCGTATGCGCAGCTACACAAGACGCTCATCCACCCACTCGTCATGCAGACCGCCACGCTTGCCAGCCAGATGCGTCGGGGTCACGGCGAGATTGAAATCGACACCGGCAGAACCGCCACGCTGAACCACATCCTCAACGAAGGCGCGGAGCAGATGTGGAAAGGTGCAGAGCTGGAAATCGCCAAGATGAAGCTGGACTTGCAGGAGGTGGAAGCGCAAATCCGTTCTACCGCTGCCGGGTCGCAGATTCAGCAGACGTGGACGAGCAAGCAGTTGCAACTGCTGAAGGACATCGAAGCCGCCCAGACACTCCTAGACCGCCAGCGCGATATGTACTACGGGCGCGAGGAGTGGGACGGCACGACTGACCTGCCGGGTGGTTACACCGAGGCGCAGGCTAAGACCGAGCTGCAAGCGCTCAAGGATAAATACGGGGAAGACTTCGCCAAGATTGAAGCGCACAGCAAGGAGCTGGTGCAGACCATTCAGGGCATCCGCAACTTCGCCGCCGCTGCTGGGGTAGTAACCAACGACCAGCTAGCGATGTACAACGAGATGGGCTTCAAGGAGTACGTACCGCTGTATTCGCCGCAGGAAGATGTATCCAAGACTGACGAAAGCATCAGCATCATGCAGACCTCCCGCATGGACAGACTGCTGGAAGGTATCCCGCTGGCACAGGCGAAGTCGATGGGGCTGACCCGCGACCTCTCCCGCTTTAAGCGTAAGGGCGCAACCAGCCCGGCGGAAGACGCTTATACCAACATGAAGGTGTATGCGATGAACACCGCAGGACGTGTGGGGCAGCAGGGCTGGTTGCAGGCGGTGCAGCAGCTCTACGAAGGCACAATCGGCAAGCCGTACTCCGTGGCGGGTAACCTCGGCGAAGAAACGCTAAAAGAGCTGAACAGCCAGCCGGAAGGCAAGCTGCCGGGGCTGATTCGTGTGCGTCCGGGTATGGAGGATTACCTGCCTGCCCACTTGCAGACCGCCATCGCAGCACCGGGTGGACGCATCCGCGCTATCCGCGCCAAGGGCTACAACAGCGCAGGCGAGCTGGTGGACTACCACTACTACTTCACGGACAAGGCAATCCAGCAAGAGGTTTACTACACCTCGGACACCAGCGAGAGCTTCATGATGCGTATCGGGCGCAACGCCGGGACAATTACCCGGTTCGCCGCGCGGATGATGACTACCTTCCGCCCCGTCTGGAACGTGTACAACTGGGTGCGGGACAGCATCGAGCGGATAAGCATTATGATTGCCCGCCCGGTCAAGGACAAAAACGGTGACCTCATCAACCGCTGGACGCTTGCCAAGACCTACGCATCGCACCTCGCGCGTCTCGCTTCCAGTCTGGAGGCGCAGAACGAAATTATGCGCTACCTCTCCACAGGCGAGCTGGTGACAGAACTTCAGCGCACGCTGGATGAAGCCGTCGGGGAAGGTGCAATAAACCTGATGACGACCCAGACGGACAAGCACTCCGTGATGAGCGACCTGCGCAAGTCCGACCTTGACCGCCTGCTGGATACCACCTCAAGGATGCTTGGCACGACGGCAAACAAACTGGGTGTCGGTCAGGGCAAGGCATGGCTAGGGGATATTGCCGAATACTACGTGCAGCGCATGACGGAAGTGCCGCAGGTAACGACGGCGCTGGCGTCTTATCTGGCGTACCGCGAACTTGGCGTGAACAAGCACGAGCGCGCCAACCGGGTGCGCGACCAGTATGACCCGACCCGCACCCGCAGCGAGATTGTGCGCGGGCTATCTACCATGTACCCATTCGTGCGTTCCACCTTCTCCGGTCACTACAACCTGATGCGGACGCTGAGTGAATACTGGAATCCCGGCGAGCGTGGCTTCACCACCCTGTACCTCGCTGGCGGCACTGCTGCCATGATGGCAATCCTTGCCCTCGCCGCAGGCGCTATCGGCGACGACGATGACGGTGTGCCGCTGGTTGCCCGTATGCCCATCGGTACACTCATGAACGGCATCCCCATCCGCACGCCGGATGGTGGTGTCTGGAGTGCGCCTGTAGGCTTCGGGATGCCCAAGCTGATGTGGGGGACGGCGGTCAACCTTTACCGCCTCGCCTACGGCGAACAGAGTGCTTCTGACATGAGCCGCTCCATGCTAGGACTGGTGATGGACAACACCTCACCTGTGCAGGTGGCAAGCGGCGCGGCGTTCGACCGCGATGTGGGCGCGGGCGCGGCGCTTAGTTTCGCCCCGCTGCTGGCTGTGCCGTTTGTCGAGATGATGACAAACACGAAGGCATACACCGGGCAGAAAATTTACAACCGCGAAACGCCCAGAGGCGAACGTGATGCCGACCAAGGTGGGTTCAACATACCGGAAGCCTACAAGGACACCGCACAGACTCTCACCGGCATGGGTATCGACGTGCGCCCGGAAACGCTCAAGCACCTGCTGGAAACATTCAGCTATGGTCCGCTCAAAGCGATACCGACCTCCCTGCTGGCGGACAAGTCCGAGAAGTACCTCGGCAACCGCGAGACGAAAGGGGAAGCCGCAGGCGCGCTTGTTACCGCTATCGGGATGGACATGGCGTGGTCGCCACACGCGCTGGACGACGAGGCGCGGGTGTACCAGATGCTCGACGATATTTACCCTATCTTGGGGAGATACGGCATTACCGAAATCTCGCACGACAAGAGCGAATACAAGCGCTTCGGTATCGAGGGGCGGGAGAACCGCAAGGCACGTCTGCTATACGCCAAGATGGTCGCCGCTGGCGCACCAGAGTGGGAAGCGTCCTTTGTCCGCGACGCGGTTATGCACAAGACCTCGCGCCAGAAAGCCATCAAGGAGTTCCAAGCAGGGTCGGAAGCCTACCTGAAAGCGAAGGCTAACGGGGAGGAAAACGAACAACTGCGTGCAGCCCTTGAAAACCAATGGAATGCCATCGAAAATAGCGACCAGAATTTCCTACGCCAATACAACGAAGACGCCTATGAGATGCAAGACGACTACTAGAATGAGCCGCTGCCGCCGACCGCTCATCGAAATCTGCCCGGCGACCAGCCAGATAAAACTTGACCTCGCGTCCTGCGGCGTCTGTACGGCTGTCCCTGCGCTTCTTCTGCGCAGGGGAGGGTGTGTGGAGCGGGAGCTGGTTTGCGAGCCTGTAAAACCCGCTGAGTGCGGTTGCTGTCCATCGCTTCCACCCCGTCCGCGATGGGTGGATAAACCGCAACCGTCGGTGATTTACCCGCTACACGACATCGACTGCGACGGGATGTATGTGTTCGTGCTGGACGACATGATGAAAGAGCTAGGGCTTGGGCGGCTGGAAGCGGTCGTGCTGGTCGAAGATGACGGCACGTACCCCGCCGAGCGCCACCACACGAGTGAGAAGAACTACGTCGAGACGGCTATCCGCTTCGACGTGGACTACCTGCCCTACCAGATGCCGCTGCGTGGCATCGACACGTCCAACCTTGCCGCTACGAGGGGGTGCTGATGTATATTCCGCTTTTTGGTTTCCAGACGCACCTGCGCGAAGGACTGCCCATCGACGGTCGCCACCTGCCGATACCGGAGACGGCGTACCAGCACCTGCTCTCGCGGCTAGACGACGGCGACTGGTCGTATCTGGAGCTGCGCGAGGGGCGTGTCAGCGAGATTGTGCGCGTGCATAACGTGTGCGGTAAACTGGTTATCGACCGGGGTGTGGAGTGTACCGCCCCGCGCTGCCAGCGCTGTGGCATCGGCGTGTTTTTCGTAATGACCGCACAGGGTGTCCGTGATGCCGTCTGCCAGATGACCGACAAAGATTGTGAAAAAGGAGACTGCCCGTGAGATACGTCCAATTCGCCGGGTTTAACTCGAATACCACCGACAAGCTGCTCGATACCGACCTCGACTTGCCTGTGTACGAGCAGCACCTCGCCCTGCTGCGCAAGCGCCTCTCTGCCGACGGCGACTACACCTACCTCGTGCTGTTTGATGGCACGCAGACAGAAGTAGTGCAGCTAACTAACCACGGCGGGGCGCTCAAACTCACCCGCGCGCTGGAAGATACCCCCGCGCAATCGTTCCCTACCGGAACGTGCGTGCGGTGGGAACTTACCCCGGCAGCGGTACGCGATATTGTCTGCCAGATGGAGTGCTGCCCATGAGCGCTGTATTAGTAAAATTCGTCAGTTGTGTGCTGCTTCTGGTGTTCGGCATCATGTTCGGGTTCGACCTCGTGCCGCCGTATTATCGTGTCGGCACGGCTGATGCTAATTCATGGGCAGTCGCCCTGATGACGCTGTGCCTTGCGCAATCCGCTATGACGCTACTTGCCATGAGGGACTGCATCCGCTGCCGGGTGTGGAGCGATTTTCTCCTCCAAATTACCGGGCTGGTGTTTATAATCCTCGGCGGCGCGTTTGTAACCAAATATCCACCGTTCACATGGGCGATGTGGCTATTCCCCTTGCTAGGGTTACTGTGCCTGACGACCGGGCGGGAGTTCAGCAGATACTCCAGAAACAAATTGCAACCGCCCTCCATCCGGTCTGGAGGTGCTGACCGGATGGAACTGCATGACCGAACTTAATGGAATCCACACGAACTTAGCGGCAGGCGTCGGTTTTGCTTTCTTCGCGGTGCTGGTCGGCACGCGCTGGAGTGAAATTGGTCTGCGGGACTATATAATCATCATGGTGCTGGCGCTTCTTTCCACGGCTTTTGCCATCGAGCGCTGGTTTTCTGACGGCACAGTCGTTACCTGTTCCCTCATTGGGTTCGGTATCGGCTATCTGGCAGACGACGTGTATATCAACATCAACGCGACGCTGCCGGATGTGATTAAAGGTATTATCGGGGACGGCACAGAATGGCTGCACAACAAGGTGCGGCAGGTGTTGGGGCTTGCCCCGAAAGACGATGACGAGGAGGACGAATGAACTACAAACCCTATATTTACGCCGCTGCCTGCCTGTTCATGCTCTGGTGTGGCTATGATGCTGGCAAAACCGTGGGTCGGCAGGATATGCAGAAAGAAGTCCACGCGGCAAAGCTGGAAGTGGACAACATGAAGCGCCGGGCGCAGGAGATGGCAGACAACCACGCGAAGCAGATGAGTGCCGCCAGCAAGATGTATCAGGAAGTACGTGCAGAAGCCGAAGCTAAACAGAAAGAAAGGATTGTAAAAGTGCGGGAGATTGTGGAGAAGCCCGTGTACCGTAGCGACTGCATCGACAAATCAGGGTTGGATGAAATCAACAAGGTAATTGGAGGAAGCAAATGAACGAACTCGACTGGATTGCCGAAGGGCGCAAACTCATCGGCGTGGAAGAAAACGCCAACACCTCTAAGGTCGTCGCCATGTGGCGCGATGGCTTCGAGGCGTCGGGACAAGCCGGGCGGATGAAAGAGTCCGTGTGGAATACTGGCAGCACGCCGTGGTGCGGAGGCTTCGTCGCCGCCTGCCTCGCCCGTGCAGGTCTGGGCAAGCACGTGCCGAAAGACTTTCCGCTTGCGCGTGCATGGGCTAAGGTAGGCACACCGCTCTCTAAGCCCGCGTATGGCTGCGTGGTCGTCTTTACACGCGACGGTGGGGGTCACGTTGGCTTTGTCGTCGGTAAGGACACTAAGGGCAACCTGATGGTGCTAGGCGGCAATCAGGGCAACCACGTCTGCATCAAACCGTTCAGCAAAGCGCGCGTGCTGGCGTATCGCTGGTGCGGGCAGACAGGCGCACCTGCACAGGGTCGGTACGACCTACCGCTACTGTCGTCGGATGGCAAGGTGAGTACGAATGAAGCGTAGTGCTCAGTTATATAAATAATTTATTGTGCAGCAGGCCATAACCGGCCCTCCGTGTTCGTAAGTTATTGATTTGTGTAGATGGGTAAAATTCCATGTTTACTAAACTATTGATTTATAAATATACTTTCATCAGGCCGCTGGCGGCCCTACTGCTAACTGCCTGCACCCGCGTTACCGTCCCGTATCTCGCGCATGAACCGCCTGCTGACCTAACGCAGCCCTGCCCTGCACTGCAACCGCTGGCGGGCATGACGGGCAAAGACATGACGCTGTGGATAATCACCGCTGCCAACCAGTATCACGACTGTGCTGCCCGCCACGCCGGGCTGGTGCAGGCAACCCGCATCGAGGGGTCTGTCACGCGGTATGAGTGGCGCTGACCCATTTGTGACCCACAATCAACAAAAAATGAGCCACAAACGAATTTGTGGCTCATTTAGTCTGCACAAGTGCGATTAGAGGATGGAGACGTTCAGATTTTCTGACGGCTTGAAATGGATATAGGTCTTTGCAGGGATGGTAATCGGCTCACCATTCTGCGGGTTTTTGCCTTTGCGCTCGGCACGGGTTTTCTTCTGGAATGAACCCACATCGCGGATTTCTACACGCCCGCCTGCACGGAGGGTTTCTACGACGTGCGACCACATGGCGTCCAGAGCCTTGCGCGCGCTGTCTTGGGTGATGCCTGCGTCTTTAGCGACGGCTGCAATCAGTTTTACTTTGCTAAGATTACTCATGAGTTTTCCTCGGTTAAGTTTTCATAACCCTCGAGTGATATATCGAGGGGGATTTTTACGCAGATACATTCAGTCTTACCTGCGCCTCTGGAGACGGTAAAGCCTCCCAAGTCGATTTTCTGGGGTTTTATCACCTTGCCGTAGAGCGCCTCGAGGTTGCTGATAAACTCCGGCGCGCCGATGTTCTGGCGCTTGCACCACTGCTTAATAGCTGGCATCGAAATGAACGCGCGTTCTTCCTTCATCTCGTAGCGTATCTGGATACCACGACCCGGCACCGTCTGTTTCTTGACGTAGTTCACGTCGTTCATCACGCCCTTGCCGGGCTGGTCGGGCATATCTGACGGGCGGACATGGGCGGCGACCACAATCCGCGCGCCCTCATGCTCGTTCATAAACTGCGCAATCATGCCTTCCGGTGACATCAGGCTCTGTCCGATAGTCTGCTTGCCTTCAGCGATAAGCCCCAGCAGGTATTCCAGCAGGTTGTCGAGGTCGTAGTTAATCAACCCCAAGTCACGAGCGATACGCATCCCAACCATCATGCGAGTAGTCATGTACGACCAGAAGCGGTAGTTGCTGCCGATGCTTGCACGCTTGCGGATGAGCTTCTCCATCTCGTACAGCTCGTCTTCGATTTCTTCCTTGTGGGTCGTCACGTAGCGGATATAGACGTCGCCTGCCACGCCGTAGTTCTGCGGCAGCTTGCGGATAAGGCGTTCGTTTTCCTCGAACTCCTCCGGGGAGTAAACCTCTCCTAGCGGCTTGACCTTTATCTCCAGCACCCGGCTCATCTGGGCAGAAGCGTCATGGCTGTGGTTGGCAAGCGAGGCGATGATACTGCTGTTTGCGCTCATCACGGGCAGGCACGACCAGAATGTAGTGTTGAGTTGCAGGTTCTCGCCACCTGACTGCATCCGGTCTTTGCCGCGCCCTTGCGTGAGCTGGTAGGCAATATCGGAAGCGTCTTTCGGCGAAATATCGGTCATCTCGTCAAAGCCAGCGGCTATGTTGTTCATGATGCCGAGCTTGGCGAACCGGGCGATGTAGGTGTCTTCCTTGTTTATCATCAGCCCGGTACGCGGTGACGGGTCGCCGTAAACAGAAATGCCAAGTGAGAGCGCGGCTGACTTGCCCGCGCCTTTCTCGCCTGTGAGGAACAGAAGCGCGGCACTCTCCAGCGCGCCGATGGGCATCAGCGGAGAAGCGAAAGCCGCAGCGAGTGTCGTCTGCGCCCACTCCATGCCCTTGCGGTTGTAGGTTTCCGCAATCGCTTTCCATGTGTCGAGTGAGCCGCGCGGACGGGTCAGCCCGCTATAAATCGCGGCTTTTCCCTTCGGTGCAATTTCGATGACGCTGCCGTCTGCCTTGTACAGTTTGTCGCCTAGCAGGAAACTCTGTTGGTCTTTGTCCCATCCGAGCTGGTCTGTGACCGTGGTTTCGGCAAGGGTAGATTCGGTTTGCTTGAGAAGTTCGATTAGCATCTGTCCCATCAACTTTCTGTCTTTGTCGTGCAGCAGAAAACCGACAGAGCCGAGGTAAGCGTTTAGCCCCTGCCCCATCAGGGTCTCGCCCGGTATCTGCACATCATCATACCCTTTCAGGTGGTGTTTGCGAAAGACGTAGCTCATCTGAACTTCGCCTGTTGCGGTGCGGGCTTTAATCCGCTGCACCGGATAAACGGGGTATGGGTAAATATTGCGCCAGTACCAGTCGCCTTCGGCGTCCTTGCAGCGCACGAAACATCCGCCTTCGTTTACCCTAACCGTCTGATATTCGTATTTGGGCAAGTTGGATTCGGGTTCAGCGGCTGGTGATAGGTCTTCCCCCTCCGCTGCCCACCCAGACGGCACAGGAAGCGTTATCGCGGGTCGTGGCGGCAGGTCAGTAGTCTGACTAGGGGTGGCGTCCTTTGGGGCGGCAGGCGTCACCTCCTGCGCGAGAAGCGGGGCATTCGGCACGCTGATGGGTGACTTGATTATGCCTGCAAACGGACAACCCTCGCACGCTTCCGGACGGTATTCGGCGAAGGTGCTACAGTGCATGGGCTTGATGTCGTTGGCTTCCAGCCATGCGAACTTTTCGTCGATGCTGTATTCGCTGTGCCACTTGGGGTCAGTCGAGAGGCGCTCTGCCGTTTCGCGTCCGTCGGTGCAGAAACGCAGCACGGAAAGCGCCGCACGCCACGTCGGCTCTTTGCCATCGTTCATGGTGCGGATTTGCTTGCATCCGGCAACGATGTCTGCGGCGTTGCGTTCTGGGAAGTCTGCTTTGGGAATCTGGAAAAAGCGCATGAGCGCAGCATCAGTCACCGCCTTCACGTAGTCCGGCACGTTTACCTGCGGAAGCGTAGGAACATGACTGGTCGCCTTCGGCACGTAAGCGTCGAGTTTTTCTTTGTAGAAGGCGTAGGGCATGGTCGCGCCCACGACGCGGATTTCCACCAGCGCCGCACCCGTCATACCACCTTTCATATTCCACGTGCCGGGCAGTCGCAGGACGCTGGCAATATCGCGCGTCCGCATCGGGTCGGCGTGCAGCCCCAGAGCTTCGCAGGCGGCGCGCAGGCGGTCGGCAAGGTACTGCCATTCGTCGGGTGTTACTTCCGCCTCCAGTGCCCAGTAAACGTGCAATCCTGCTGCGCCAGACGCGACCACCCACGGGCAGGGCATACCGCTTGCGACACAGAAATCGCGCAGGGAAGTCAGCGCTTCGGCGCGGGTTTTGTAATCCTTTTTCTCGCCCACGTCGAGGTCAAGCCATAACGCTTTGACCGCACGGGCGTTGTTGCGCGTGCGAAGCTGGTTTTTCTCGCCCTTGTGGGTCTGCACGGTATGCCAGCCTTGCTTGTACGCAGCCAGCGCGAACCACACGTCACGCGGCAGTTGATAAAAATAGCCTGCGGTCTGGACAAGTTCGTCTTGGCGCTCCAGCACTTTCTGCCGCATCTTGCCGTCTTTCAGCCCGCCGTCATCTGAGTGGGCATACACATACACCCCGGAGGCGGGCAGGACGGCACGGAGAAAGTCTGTGAGGGAAGCGGTCATGGGTTAGCCTCTATCGCGGGTCAGGTGTGAGCTAATAATTTCCATCGCTGTCGCAGAGCGCTGGTTGTAACTGATTTCTTCCGGTATGGGGAGTTGTCCATCCTTGACAAGCTGGGTAAGCACGTCGGTGATAACCACCAGCCTTTGGGCGATGGACGGTGTGCTGATGCTGCGTTCCTTGCGCAGGTATTTGTCTAGGGTGATGTAGGGGATTCCGGCAAGCGTGGCGACTACCGGGCGCTTGACATCGCTATCGCGCATGGCGACTAGCAGGTCGTCGATTACTGTTTGATAGCGTTTCTTTTTCATGATTCGGTAAGCGGCACGTCCCTGTGCCTGTTTGGTTTAGAGTGTTGCCATGCCCGCAGGTGCGGTCTGTTCGTTTTGAGGTTGCATCTGCGCTTGTTGCTGCCATGCAGGCGGTTGCGGTTGCGGTTGCGCCTGTGCTTGTTGCTGCCACGCAGGAGGTTGTTGACCTTGAGGCTGCATTTGAGGCGGCTGTACCTGACCTTGTGGCGGAACTTGCATTTGCGGCTGCTGCGGCGGGGCTGCGTTGACTGTGGCGTTTTCCGTCGTGTTGTCGAAATGGATGTCCAGCAGGCGGTCAGTCGTACCGTTAGTCATCGCCTCAACCATCGCCTGAATGGCAGGTTCGGACGCGAAGCGAACTTCGTTGCTGCGGTTGCGCAGGTCGTACAGGCTGAACGCAACGACGGGTACAGACTGGCTGCCATCGAACGAAAGTTGCACGGTAAAGGTAAACGGCATGATGCCGTGCGATGCTTGGAAGTCGCCCATCGTTTTCAGCAGGGTAGCGAAACTGCACGTGCCGACGTTCGCGTTGCCAGACTGGCGCACGGACTTATAGCCGAAATCCACCACATACAGCTCGTGCTGCGGGTCGTTTGCCAGCATGACGATAGCGCGCTGGCGGTAGTTACGCTGCACGAAACCGGCTGGCAGCGGGCTGTCGAATTTCTCGTCCGGGAGCGGATAACGGGAAAGCGTCTTGGGCGCAACACCTGTCTTCTCGCTCTCGTCGTAGGTACGGTCGTAGAAGACGTAGTGGAACTGCGGATTGACCGCAACGATATGCACATCGAGCGTCAGTTCAGAAAGCTGCACCGGTTCGCCGCCGCCTTTGGAGATGTTGAAGCGGTTGCTTTTGAAGGTGATGCGGTTCGGCGCGTTGGTCGCGAGAGCGGCTGCTTGCTGCCATTGCGCGGCGATTTTCGCGGCGAAGTCAGCGTTCATCTGCGGGACTGGCACATTGGCGTTGCCAAAGGGAATGACTTGGTTTGTCATGGGGATTACTCCGGGTTGGTTAAGAAAAGGGTTAAGCGGATTTACGGGGGGCGGAAAGTTTGGTTTCCACGTAGTGTCCGAACGGGCTGGCGGCTAGCAGGTGAAGCTCTGGTTGTCCGGCAAGCGCGCGGTGAACATTCAGCTCCTGCACACGGGTCGCGAACGCCTGCTGCTGGTTGAGAATCTGGTCGTAGGTGGTAACGCCATCGTCCAGTTGCTGCTGCTGCTTGTTCAGCTCGTCTGCGCTGATAAGGGCGGCGTTTAGCAACACCTTCCAGTTATGCTCGCAGGCAAGGCGCTCAACCGCCAGCACGCTGTCCGGTACAAGTCGCGCCTGCTGCGCGTACAACACGTGCTGCGTGGTGATGATGCCATCGGCAAGCAGTCTGTCCAGCCAAGCCCCGGCTGCCTCGCGTCCGCCCGCTTCTTCGGTCGGGAAGCTGCACTTGACGCTCTGGCGGCGAGCGAATGTGCCGACACCATCGAAGGCGAAGTGTTTTGCACCTTCTGCGTCCATACGACTGAGCAGATGCTCCTCGGCAGTTGCCTTAGCGGTTTTCAGCATCTTCTCCCAGTCCGATAGCTTGCCAAGCTGTTCGTTGATACGTACAATGAACTCCGCGCACGCTTTGTCGGATGAATAAATTTCCTGTGGGATTTCTATTTGTTTCGGCATAAATGCCTCCTGTATGATTGAATGGTTAGTCAGAATGTGCGTATAAGTTTACCCCTTGATAGCCTAGCTGTCAAGGGGTTCTTATTTGAAATTTAGTGCTCAAAGCCGGAAATGTTTTTCGTAAATAAATTAACAATGTTCCGCTCAATGTTCACCCCGCGCTCCAGCGCCGAGAACGCCAGCTTGTCCTGCGCGCCTGCCGAGAGATGCACCACGAACGTCTCCTTCGCCGTCTGCCGCGCCGACGACAAGCGCTCAAACATCTGCTGATACATGAACGCCCCGGTCAGCGGTACGCCGTAGCAGATGATGTAATCCGCACTCGCCAGCTCCACCCCGAACGCCGTCGTGCGCGGGTGACACACGAGGACGTGCGGTTCTCGCTCGTCGAGAAAATCGCGCAGAATTTTAGAGCGCGCCAGTCCGGTCACGCTGCCGTCAATCTTCTCACAGCTAAACCCTTCGCTGCGGATGAACTCCACCAGCATATCGTTTACCGCCGTGAAGCTGGAAAACACTACCTTCTTGCGTGGTGTCGCGCGGAGCAGCTCTGCCAGACGGGTCAGCTTGGGCGTGGCGTCCACCTGGACAACGCTGGCTTCACCTTCCTTTTTCGCCCGCACCGCGCCACCAGACACCTGCAACAATTTTTGCGCCAGCGTGGACGCTGTCGTTGCTTCAACGGTGTTGGTGTCAATCATGTACTGCAACTGCTCCACCAGCTCCTTGCTCATCGCCCGCTGTTGCGGCGAGAGCGGTACGTCTTCCCGTAGCACCTGTGGCACAGGGATTTTCATGAGCTGTTCTTTGTCGAAGCGGATGCAGGGCGACATGGCGGCTTTAACGAGCGCTTCGTGTCCGTGCTTGGGAATCCACTTGAACTGCGTAATCTTCTGCATCGTCATGTATTTCCAGCGGATGTACTGGTCTGGCACTTGCGTCGGGTTGATGAGCTTAACTTGCAGATAGATTTTATCCGGTGCGCCCGGTGTTCCGGTCAGCCCCCATCGGTAGGGGCATTTGCTGGCGACCTTGTGCGCTGCCTGCCAGCGCTGCGTCGGTTTGCCGTTGCTGCCGCCGTACTCGGTCAGCTCATCGAACACGCAGATGCCGATGCGTCCGGCTTCTACCTTTTGTCGCAGCTTGTCCGACACCTTGCCACGCTCTGCGCGGGACAATCCGTCCGGGTTGATGAGATAAATATCCGCAGGCTTGTCCACTTCCCCCATGCGGTCGTTGTGGATGAGCTGGACGCGCTTCTGCGGAAACCACTCCTCACAGGTTTTCTCCCACTCGCCGCCTGCCGCGACGGTCAGCGGGGCAACAATAAGCGCCGCCTGCACGCCCATGTAGCGCTGGAGGTAGTCGATAGCTAGCAGCGTCGAGAGCGTCTTGCCTGTGCGCGGCGTGCTGGTGACGAAGGCGTAGGGGTTGCTGGCGAGGAAGGCGGCGGTCTCCATCTGCCACCACCACGGGGTATGCCCGTGCTTGGATGTGGGCGGGTCGTAGTAGGTGCTGAACGGGTCGCAGCCCTCGGTGTCGATGCCCATGTTGGACAGCATCTTCAGCACGTCGTTGTGGTGTGGCAGGGCGATGACGTCGCCGTCTGGCAGGTGTAGTGTCGGGAAAATAAATAGCTGGTTTAGCAGCTTGACGTGTTCGGGGTCGTGCGGCATCGGCACGACGATTTTTTTAAGATTGGGAAGAACAACCGCCATCACCACACCGCCAGCTTGTCCACGTATTCCTGCTTGTGCGCTGGGAGCGCCGGAGCGTTCTTCTTGAGCCACGTAACCAGCACCTCGAGGTTCTCACTATGAATGCACAGCCACTCGCCCCCTGCGGCTTCTATGGCGGCTTTCTGGCGCTGCTGCATGACCTCGTTTGGCTTGGCTTTTAATTCCGGTCGTGTATGGTGGTTGTTGCGGTCTTTCTTGACCTCGACACCGAGGAAGCGTCCGTTGGTTACGATGATGCGGTCAGGGTGTCCTGACGCGCCGTATCCGAAGGTCATCGGGCAGAAAGTGTAGATATGGCTGAAGGCGATGTAGGGGTCGAGGATTTGTTTGATGCGTTCTTTGACTGCCTTCTCGGTAAGTTTTGCGGGCATGGGTAAGCCTCCTGATGCAAGGATGTGAAAAGAAAAAAGGAAGCGGTTAGCTTCCCCTGTTTTTCGCTTTCCCACCTGAGAGGTCTACCCCCACGGAGAGTTACTAACCGCTTGGTGGACACCCCCGGCACGCTGACGGCGCAGTGCGAGAGGTAAATAAAGCACTGCCGAGGGCATCCACCAAGCGTTCAGGATGAACGTTTGGACTTCAAATTTCGTGAGCGGTTGGCGTGGGTGGAGGTGATGCGGCGATTGCTCTTGGCATTGCTCCCGCCCTTCGACAACGGCTTGATGTGGTCTATGTCTTTACCTTCCAGCGCCGCCTTGCCATGCTGGGCGATAGCCTGCCGACGTGCGGTATTGCGCATCGCCCGCAGTTTTTTCTGCTCTGGTTTGGCGTGGAATTGCTCGTACTCCCGTTTGTAGTCACGTTTACGTGTTGCCATGTTAGTGTCCTGTAGAAAAAACACGACCAGAATACCAGAAAAACCACAACCCAGTATTCTGGTCGCCAACAATCCCAAGGAGTCTTACGCCTGTGGCACGGGTAGCCCACAGGAAGGACGGCACGGGCAACAACAGACCGAAACCGGAGAGCTTCGAGAAACCATGCCGTCCTTCCTATGCGCTAGTTCCAGCGGGTGCTTTCTTGAGAGTACCTGACATGAGGAAAATCTCCACCCGCCGGATGTGTCGTATATTACCGAGAAGCCCTGATGCTGTCAAGCCTTCCTGCCGTTAAACTCGCACGAGATGACGAAACACGCTCGACTACGCCGTAGTCTCGCGCGCGTCGTTTTTACGTCCATTGAATTCGCACGAGATGACGTCGCACCAGTTCTTGCACAACCCAGACGGCTTCGGGGGAAACTGGTTGTGCAAGTGGGCATCAGACAGCAGTCCCATATTGACCTTCATCTGGGTCAGGTGATTACCCGGCTGGTACTCCTGCCTGTCGCTTTCGCCTGAAAACAGGTAAACGAAAATCGTCAGAATCTTCTTTACCTGCGGATAGTGCGCGGCAACGCAGTGCTTGATGAAGTCGTGCTGCATCGAGGCGTCGCGCTTCTTTCCCGTCTTCCAGTCCACGCAGATGATGGTTTTCTGGTCGCGGCTGATTAGCATCGCGTCCACGATGCAGCGCTGGTAGGCGGTTTTAGCACTCCAGTCCACAGGCGCGCCATTAAAGTCCACCGCGAGTTTTACCTCCGCGCCGAGGAAGATGTTACGCATCCGCGCCAGCGTCCCCATTGCCGGAAGCAGGATGGACGGCAGGGGCTTCCCGTGCTTGAGGTAGTTTTCAATCGCCGCGTGCAGCAGCGTACCAAAGCGCGTGTGGTCGGTATCCTGAAACTTGACCTCACGGGTGATGTACTTCGCCTCGTACTGGCGCGGGCAGGTGAGAAACGTCTGAAGCGACGTTGGCGACTGCGGCATCATTTCTGATTCGCCCCATAGCTGCTGTACACCCATACAATGCTGTTTGTCATGATTTACTCCTTCTAGGCAAATTTAACTTCACGCAGGCTATCGCGCCATACCTTTTCGGCAGTCGACACGCTACGCCAACCTACACTACCCAGTTCGCCTACGTTAAACATTGCCCACGCTCCCGTCCCATTACCATGCGCAATCGCTTCCGGTTTTACGTCGTATGCCCACACTCTGCCGTTACTATCCATAGCGATAAACTTCGCCCATTCTGGAAGGACAAGTTCAGCACCGTAGTAATCCCGCACAAGACGACTTCCGTCTCCAAGTCGCTCGCACTTCTCCGCCTCAACATAACGCATCGCCACTTGACACATCTTTACACCCAACGCTGAAAGGAAGTTATCATCTGCCACACTCATTACGCCAGAATGTTTATAAAAAGCATTCCACTGCTGATTTAGTGCAACAGGTGTATATGGCTTGCCCAATATGGACGGCAAGGAGTTCATGATGTTACATAAGGCTGTCTCCCTTGAGATTACATCCTCATTCGCCAGCGTATACTCAATGGCTATTTTGGTTTTGAGGTCAAGCATCCAGTCCTGCCCGTCGTCTTTGCAGCAGGTCAAGGTATCCTTCCAGCTTTCGCCGTCATTAAACCGGACTACCGCATCCAAGCAGGTAAGCGCGGCTCCATGCCATATCTTTCTGGCGTCCAAACAGTATGGTTCGCCAAGGAACGCAAAAATCTCACCGTCGGCGTTGGCAGCGATATATGACGCATGGCGTTTAACCTGCAAGATGCGTCCATAAAACAGGACGTTTTTGAAGTGTTCATTGATTTCCATAGTGTACCTCGGTTAGTTTGTGGTTAAGAGCCGCTTACGGCGGCATCATAAGATTTCTTCCATAGCCTTCCGCAGACCGTGCAGCATCTTCATCGCTTTGAGACTACTACCGTCATTTAGCTCCTGCATAATCGCACCCAATTCGTCGTAGGTAGTTCTCAGTATCACGATAAAATCTTCTGCAACCGTTGTCGCTAACTTATCCGCAAACTTGTACACATACGGGTTCAGGTCATCTGGTTGTGGCTTCAGTTTGAAACCGGCTTCAAGGGCAAGTTGTTGCACCGTATCTTTTTTAAGGTTCATGGTTAGTCTCCACTACTTGAGCTGCTTGAATCGTCTGAACTGCTACTATATGAGCTGCGCGATGAATGGCTTGATGAACTGTTGTCGTCAGACAAAACCGCAGATGCCAAAGCCCGCTCCATCGGGTCGCTACTTGTCAGGCTGCGTACCGGATTGCGAACTACTTTTGATAATTTACTCATGCTTGTACTCCAGTTAGTGCCGCCCACGCTACAGGAAACAGCGGGGCGATAATGTCGCTCACCATGTGGGCAAGCTCTTGAATTTCTTTTTGTGCGTGGGCGTCGCTGCGCAGGCGGTAGAAGCGGACAAACGCCAGCAGGCTGCCTGTCCACACCCACTCGGTCATCATGCCCTGCGGCAGCAGGAAACGCGCCTGCTCCGGGGCGACGCCCATATCGAGGAAGTTGTGATACATAACCTGCGCGCCCTGCATGAAGGCGACGTAGGTTTCCCGCAGCTTCTCCTGCTTCTCATCGTCCAGCAGCTCACCGCTACCCTGCTTGACATTCTCCGCCTTAGCGCGGAACTCCGGCACGAAAAATCCCGGCGTGGATGATATGTATCTGCGCGAGATTTCACTTTCAACGAACCCCACCTTATGCTTGAAAGCCTGCGCACGAACGGCTACGGGCGCACGAACGCGCAGGGTGATGGCGGTATGGGCAAAGGGTATCTCATGCCCGTGCCGCGCCAGATAGGCGATGAGCCGAGCGTTTTCCTCATCGGTGTAAAGCTCCGGGGATTTGTCAAACGAAACCCGTGCAGCCCGGACAACGCTGTCGTCGTTGCCCATGTGGTCGATATATTCCACGCTCATGTGAAAGCCTCCAGCGACGGCGCGCGATAGTTTTTGCCCTTTTTGATTTTGCCCTGTTCATCAAACACCGGCTGCCCGTCCTCAAACTTGCTCCAGTTGGAAGCGTTTACCACCTCAAGTGCCGCGTGCAGGTCGTAGCCCATCATGTAGGCAAGCCCGGCGCAGGTCACGATGAGGTCGCACAGGGCATCCAGCGTCGGAACAGGCGCGGGGTCGAACTTGGACACGCCCTGTTTCAGTTCGTCGGCGAGGTCGCCAATCTGCGGGCATCCTGCACCGATGGCTTCCGTCAGCTCGGCGGCTTCCTCGAACAAGCATCCAGCCTGCACCATCTGATTGCGCAGCGCAGGTGTCGGCACTGCACGGGAGAACCACTCGGCGATGCCGTTCAGCACGTCGTCTTCAGTCCACTCCGGCGTGGCAAAGTATTTCTGATACTCCCGGCGCAGCATCGTGTCCTGCGCGTAGAAGCGGGCGTCCTGTGGTGTACCGAACCCTTTTTGGATTTCCGGGCGGGCAGACCCGCCGGAACACGTCGCCATGTAAGTACCGTCGGCGTCCTGCACAACCGCCAGTTGCAGCCCCATAACACTTGCACTCCAGACGCCGCAGTCGAACGTCCAGTCTAAGGGTTTCAAATTCATCGTTTTTCTCCGTTTACATCGTCAAGGGCTTGCTGATAGCCTGCCCGAAATGCCATCCACGCCAAGTTCACCCGGTAGTCCCGGAACGTCACGCTCTTACTGGTAGCGTTGAGGTCGTAGTTAAACCTGAACCGGTAGGCGTTTTTGTAGGCATTCACCTGTTGCTGCCATGCTAGGAAGCGGTTGGCGTAGTGCAGATTGTTGATATTATTTCTCACAGATATTTCTCCGGGTGTACCGTGAATAACTTGCCGTAATTCCTGCCGACGTCCACCTCGCAGTCGAGGACGCCCTGCGGAAACCACGGCGGACTGGTTTTCATTGCGCGGCAATGGATAATCGCCGCTGCCGCTGCGTCCCGCTCCGGCACGACTGATACCCACTCGTCATGTACGTTCAGGTTTATCGGCACGCCTGCTTTGGCGATTTCCAGCGCTTGCCATTTGAGAATGTCAAATGATTGTTTCTGCACAAGATTTTCCGATAAGGCGCTTCCCCAGATGCGCTTACTCAGCATCCCTCTGCCTTTCATCTGGTCGTACACATAGTTTGTTTTACCTTCCTCATCGGCTTCTCGGCGCAGGTTCTGATACCAGATGCGTGTGCCGTTCGGGAACAGGATAGAGGGAATAACTACCCCGTGGAAGGTGCTTGTGCCGTCGGCGAAAAACATCCGGTCATCTGCACCGCCGAACCACATCTGCTGCCCACCGTACATCACATCCAGCGCGCGCTGGCAGGTCTTCCAGAACTGGACAATCTTGTGGTTCTTGGTACGGAAAGCCGCGATAAGTTCATCTGCCATATCTGCCGCTTCTTGGTTTTTCTCCAGTATCATCCGGTACTTAAACGTAGCAGCCGACATACCGTAACCCGCCGCGAGGCAGACGAGCTTGCCCATCTGGCGCATGGCTTTACCTTCTTTGGACTTCTCCACCTTCGCCGCGTGCAGGATTTCATCGTAGGTCTTGTGGTAAATCGCTGCCGCCATATCCACGTAGGGGTCGAGGTCGTCCTGAAAGACTTTTACCAAGTCCTGCTGGTCGGACGCCACAGCGTTTACCCGCAGCTCAATCTGGCTACTGTCCGTCGGCAATACGATATGCCCTTGCTTTGCCCGCATACTTTGGCGTAAGATTGGTTCTTTAGAACGCTTCGATAGGTTCTGCCAATTACAGGCTTCACCTCCGCCGAAGCGCCCTGTATGGGCAGCGGCGTAGGAAAGGTAAATCGGCGCAAGCCCCCGACTCGCAATATCCAGAAACGTCTGGGTGCGGGTCGCTTCCATACTGGACTGTGCGCCTAGTTTGGTTTCAACCAGCAACTGCACCGTTTCATCGTCATGGTCTTTGAGAGCCAAAAATTCTTGGTCAGTCTTGCTTACCGCAGGAATTAGCTGTTTCTTTTTCTCGCTCCACTTCATCGGGCAATCCACACCCAGATTTTCCAGCAGCTTGACGAATTTCGAGCTGCTACGCAGGTTCTTGTGCAAGTCATCGAGGTCGGTAAAGCCTAGCACCGCTGCCAGCTCGGACAACTTTTCCTGCCGCTCTGCTTCCAGCCGCACGGCGTAGTCTTGTAGCAGCGGCACGTCGAGGTCGAATGCGGGCTTTGTCCACATTTTGGTCGTCAGGTCGCTCATCAGCAGCTCGCTCACCTGACACATGGGCAGCATATAGCTGTAAAGCTCGTAGCCCAAGTCGCTGTCGAGTATGCAGTAGTCGCCGTAGGCTTGCCACTGCGCCTCGGTCATGTCGTCGGCGTGAACGCCTAACATATCGTGGACAGTCCCGCGTTTCTGCTCCGCTACAAGCCCCTGCGCCTGCATCCAGCCGGACAGTTTAGCAAGGCTCTTACCGCCTGCTACGCGGTCTAGCGCGGACAATTTCGCCATGATAACGGTGTCCACGGTGAACAGCGGGTGGACGTTGTAACGCAGTCCAAGAATGCCTTGGTCGAAGGTGCAGTTGTGGGAAATAAACGGTGAAGTTTCATAGGCTTGGACTAATTCTTTGATATAAGGTAACCCTTCTTCCCTACGGTAAAACTCGGCAGGGTTGCTACCGACCTTTATCGAAACTCCAATCATTTCAAACTGGTTGCAGCGGATATACTTCTCCGTAGTGATTTTTGACAGAGAATAATCCTTGTCGTAGTAGGTTTCAAAGTCTATGACGATGGGCAATCCCCAGTTGATTTTGGACGGGTCGCGGTAAAGGTCAGTCGGGGTCATTTGTTTTCTCCTCACGGTCTTCTCGCCAATAAATTAACTCCCCATGACAAATCTTCTGCCACGACTATCTCCATGCCTAGCACCATACTAAGCTCTGCGTCAGCCGCAACGGGAGGGTCTATCTCCATGCACAGCGCTTGGTAAGTAGCTACGTCTAGCACTATATGGGTAGGTTCTTTACCGATGCGGCGCATATAGTCATTACGTGCAGAATCAAATTTCTTCAATAAACTTTGTAATGTGCCTTTGCTAAGGTCTATATGTTGGTTCATGACTGTTTCTCCGTTATTCATCTTCTATCGGGTAATGACGAAGGGTGTTGATAACATCGTTGTCAACGCCCGGCTCAAACGTACCGATACGCACGGCATCTATTTCATAGCGCTGCGGGACTACCCATACCCCGTGCTGTTCTTCTGGCTCTATCGGGTAGCTGAACACGCTCCCGTCGTCATCGGTTGCCACCCACTCATGGTCTGAGGGAATGCTGATTTTCACGCCGTAGTAATTGACTACCCGCGTAGAGCGGTGACTAAAGTGTCTGTGTTTCATTGTTCTCTCCTTCGCCCCATGCAATGGGCAATCACGAGTAATCCACCAGTAACTTCCATCTGCTCCCTGCCCATGATTGTTGTCGAGTACGGGGCAGGTGCAGCCTTGTTCGATTGCTTCATCGCTGCCGGGATTTGGTATTGTTGTGTTCATACCCGCACCTCCTGAAGGCTATCTCGCCAGTTTGCTATACTTGTTGACTCATCCCGCCAAGCGACCTGCGCCACGCGACCTCTACCCATTGACGACCAAGTTTGGGTAGATTTATCAGTAACGATATTGTCTGGCTTAACTTCGTAACACCATACGGCGCCGCTTATCTGCATAGCAATAAACCGCGCCCATGTCGGAACGATAAGGTCAGCACCGTAATAGTCTTTGACTATGCGAGATTCTGGTTCTTTATGTCTAGCAAATAATCGGTTATACAATTCTTTAGTAAAATCCTCATCCTGTAGAAACTTCGATACTGCGTGTTTCATCCAACTGTCCCATGTAGCTTGCAAAGTATTACCTTCAGCCCGATAAGATAGGGCGTCCGCAAGGCTGTTAAGTTCGAGTTCTTTCGCCTCGCTTTGGAGTAGCCCAATCACGTGCAAATTCCACGCCTGCTCCAGTTTGGCAGCCTCCTCAATCATCCATTTCTGGTCGTGCGGGCAGTGGGTAAGGGTGTCTTTCCAGTTCTCGTCTTCGAGTTTTGCGCGGGCGTCAATATTCCAAATCTCCCCGCCCGTCACATCCCATACGCTACCGATAACGCATGGTTCATCCGTGAATGCCGTAATTGTTCCGTCTTTATCAACAGCTAGCCAGTTAGCATTAACATTGATACGTAGGGCATTACCGTAAAACATCACGGTCTTATAAGGTGTTTTAAGTTTCATTTCTCCATCTCCCGTATAACAGCCGCACTGACAGAAAGCACAAACTGTAATAAAGCAACCGCAATCCACACCTCCGGCACAGTCACTATGCCGATAGTGTTTATTAACAATACGCCGATAACCGAAATAACACCGCCAATCATCCGCGTACTTGGATACGGTCGCTCCGTAAACACAATCGCCTCCACTTCTTTGTGAAACGTCCAAAGCAAACAGCCTACGGCGGCTACCAGTATCGCCACATCAAACGCTTGCACCCATAAAATGGTATATGATTCGTTCATTTCTGCACCTCCCGTTCTTTTTCTTTTCTACTTGCGGCTACTTCTTTTTGAATCGCCACTACTTCCACTACTGCATTCATAAGCGCTGCTACTTTTTGTTTGAAACCTATTTTCATAATAAGCTCCTTGTTAAAATTTCAAGCCATTCTCTGTGCAAAAGCTATTGCAGCTTCCTTACTAGAAAAGCACAAGCCTCTGCTAAGCCGGTATTTATCGTCATCAATATCTAGCCATTGCGTTTCATAATAACCGTCGTCTGCCGTAATATCAGCGTAATAATAGCGTTCTCTCATACGGACGCCCGGAAGAAAGTTTACTATACGCATCCAACGGTCAAGCAATACTTTCTCTATACCCTTAGTCCGTATGCTACGCAATGCTTCTCTGCATTGCTCCTCAATATCATCCGAATATACACCTTTTCGTATCGACTCCCACAAGAATGTGTCTTGATATTGACACAACTCATCTAGCACAGCGCTAGGGATTTTGTATCCTTTATTGTGGTGCTTGTATAGGGCGACATAAACACTAGCGAAGTAATTAAAAGTGCCTTTGTTATCACTATCGGTTACTAGCTCGATGAGTTTAGCGTAACCCGCAGCGCTTTTTCTTTGCCGCTCTGCCGCTTCTTTTTTAGCCGACGCTAGTTCTTTTTTAAGTGCTGATATTTCTCTTGTAAGAGTTGCTACTTCTTCTCTAAGACTCTCAATTTCTCTCATAGTCTGTTCGTGTGGGTCAAATGCGCTTCTATAAAGTCTTTCGTCGTCTTCCCAAGTATTCATAAGTTCCTCGGCTAAATTAATTATTTACGTTTCCAGAACATCGCGTCGGTCAGTAGGGCGATGCCCGCGAAAGCTATCGCGAACACCGCACATACCAGACTAAAGCACAGGCTGCCGATGAACCAGTCCCATGCGTGGGAAAGGATGAAGTCAATCATCGTGAAGCATCCTCTTGGCGCGGGCTACCGCCTCATCCTGTGAGAGATACACCAGCCCACGGCGGAACAGGCGAACATCGTCAGCATCGCCTTCCCACTTGAACTCACGGTAATACCACGTCTCACATGGTATGGGGACGTAGTATGCCTGCCCGATACGCAGCGCATCTTTTAGGTGGGTTTCTTGTTCAGGCTTTGCTGCTGCGGTAGCGTCTACTTTCGTCAGGAAGCACTTGTTGCGCTTCAGGTGGGTAACGTTCACCGGGTTGCCTGTCCACTCCCACTTGGCGTACCGCTCCGGCTTATCCGGTTCAGGCGTGTAGTAGGTCGGATACATAGCGAATATGCACAGAAGCCCTTGCACGCGCGCCAGATGCTCATATAAGCTCTCGTAATAGCGCGTCGTACCATCCGGGGATTCCTCCAGCATAGCGGTAATGACCGGGTGCATCACGCCCATCGAGACGGACGTCGTGAAGAACCGGGGAAGCCCGCGTTCTACGCACATACGGATAATGAGTTGCTGTTTGTCTGCGTTGGTGCGAATATCGTCTTTCAGTTTATCCCACAGGGATAATAATTCCTTCGGGGTATATTTGTTAATACCTAGAAAAAGGCTGTAAATATGTTCTTCAGTCATGATTAACTCCGTTGTATTTGTGGATTGCGCCGAACCAATTATGTGCTCCCAAAGAAAGCACAATGGAAGGGATTAGTTTGTTGTTAATGAGATAGCCCCAGACGTATTCGTCGTCGTAAATAATGCCGTCTTTCTCAGCAAGGGTTTTTGCCCCGTAAACAAAAAGGTGCAGGAATTCGTTGGCTAGACGTGTCGGCACAACCCACGTGCTGCCAGAAAGCCGCCCGCCAGACTCGAAAAAGGTCGCGACGTAGTCGGCGAACTCGTACTCCCACGCGCGCGGAACAGTAGGGGTTTGTTCTACCTTGCCATACCAGCGAAGCGCTGCAAAATCAACCCATGCTGTATGGGTGGCTTGGGGATAATTATCTGCGGCGTTGGTGACAAATAGCGCCTTCAACCACATCATCGCGATGTATGGCATAGTCAGCGGCTCTTGTACCGTTTTATCTGCGTACTTCTCGGCGATTACTTCCGCCACTCTCTGCACCTCGCCTTCCAGCGAAGTGTCGATGTACGCGGGTGTCTCCCTGCCTTCCAGCAGTTTTTCGATTTCTGGCTTCAACGCCTCGCTGGTGTAAACCGTCATCGGGTTGTCCAGCTCGGCTAGCGGTTTGAACCGCTCCAGATACCACGGCACGGAACGCTCGTCCGTACCGGGCAAACCCTTCCAGCCAATATCGAAAAAGGCTGTGACAATATGCGGTTTCATATCATGCCCTTTGCCCAACGCACAGCAGTTTCGCTATGGAAAAAGCACAAGCCTTTTGTGAATCGGTGCTGGTCGATTGTGTCGCCTTTCCAAGTAGTACAAATTGGTCGGTCATCTTCGGTAATTGCGGCGAAGTAATACAAATCGCCGGGCTTAATCTGCGCAGCAAAGCAAACCATGTTGTACCACTTCTTAGCCAGTCGTTCGTTGTAGTCCACAAGTTTGTCCACAAGCTGCTTGCATTGGTCATACACCGCTTGTGGGTAACAGTTATTCAAGATGGCGGTGCGGACAAACTCCGCCTGCTTGCGCTTAAACAACTCTGCGGCAGCGTTGCGGTCAGCCTCCGGCAGGCGGTTATCATGTAGATAGCAAAACCAATATGCCAAACTGGAAAGTTCGGGTTGGTCGTTGGTACGCAATCCACAGTACAGTTTTTGGAATATTCTTTCCTCCGGCTTCTGGCTGTTAAACGCTTTCAGGAATTTCTTAAATGGTTCAATCCTAGCAAAAATAATTGCTCCCCGATTAGGAATGTCCTGAACAACCTCCCATACCGTGTAGCGGCACTTCAACCCGGCAAGGCTGTGCAATTCCTCGTGCATCTTTTGGACTTCATCGACAAGCCGGGTGCGTTGCAACTCATACTGGGCGCGGGTTTTCAAATCTTCAGCACAACCCGGATGGTAATAACCCTCGTGAAGCAGTTTGTGCAGCACGGCAGGAAACTTAAAATGCACCAGCGCGGCTTTCAATTCATTAGCTGCGCTGTGTTCTCCGGTCGCTTTCAGCTCTACTGCTACCTGTGTCAAAGCCCACCAGAAATTCAGCGGGATTATCTGGGCTTCTTCTACCGCTCTATCTAAGCGTGATTTCAGTTCTTTAACGTTCATTACCTTTCTCCAAATCAATTAACCACTCCAGATATTGCTTTGCTTTCTCCAAGTCACGCACGCCACCTTTTTCTTTGTAGCGGGCGAGGTATTTAATTATGTTCCCCCGCAGGAAGCCCGCGTATTCGGCGGGCGTTAGCCAGCTTCGCAGTAGGTCAATAGGCTGCGGGTTCATCTTGATATAGTGGTCGCCGCCAACCTGATGGCGCGGTGATTTTTCCGCGAGGCGCTTCATTTTCTCTTGTTCAATAATAACCTCTACGGCTTTAGTAAAACCTTCCTCGCGTTCATCCAGATATTCTTCAGTCAAGTCTTCGTGCGATGTCTCGGCAAGGAAATTCCTGTATGTTCTGGCTAGCGCCCTCACCCCTTCGCGGGCGAGCTCATCGTAGTCTTTCATTTCCCCACCATCTGTTACAAGGAAACGTGTACACCTCCTTCATGTGTTGCAATAATGTATCCGGCGATGCCCACATATAGGGCGGCACAGGCGGCGCTTCATGGCGATAGCGCTCGCGCAGTTCATCGTACCCCCACAGGCAGGCGTAAGCTGACCTAAGCACGGTAACGTGCAGCTTGCCGGGCGGTATCGGGTTGCTGATGGCGTTACGCCATGCGCAGGCGAACAGCCCCAGAAAACCAACCTTAGCAACCGCTGCGGGCAGTTCGTCCAGCGCTATACTGGGGATAACCACCCAGAGGTTCAGCTCCGTGCCGACCTCCGGGTAAATCGCCATGCCGTCCATCAGACACGGCTCTCGCGCTATGCCGGATAGTCCACACAAGGACTCACACAGAATGTCGCCGTGAGTCTGTGATGGGTAGTCGTCATCCGGCACGTGGTTTATGAACATCTGGGCGGCGGCGACGTCGGCTTCGGTGTTGTAGTCCTTCATCGCCACCAGCGGCTGTTCCATCGGTATCGAGAACTGCACATACCTCGTTTTCGCGTCCTTTAGCAGATGCAGCCATGTGAACCCCCACCCCGCAGCCCTGCGGGGCTTACGGGGCGGTTTATGTGCGCCCATGTCAGCCTCCCATCGCGGCGGCGATTTCGGTTTCCAGTTGCGCAAGCGATTTAGGGTTCACGTCGCCCGCGCCGATAGCCGCTGCGGTCAGACTGATAGCTTCCTCGTCGGCGTGGGTCTGTAATTGGGGCGGTACTTGTGCCTGAACAGTTCCAGCGGACTGCCCGGCGGCGTAAGACTGTGGGGATTGCGGCTGTGGGGCAGGCGCACCGAGGTCAGCCATAACAGGCGTTTCCGGGGCGGGTGGCGTGATAGGACTCGCCGCCGGGGCCGCAGCTTCTTCCGCCGGTTTTTCTTCTTTCGGCTTGCGGGTGCGCTTGGGCTTCTCAGCAGGCGCAGCGGTTTCCAGCGCTTCTACGCGAGCCAGCAGGGCGGCGACGTCCGCGCGCAGCGTGTCGGCGTGCTTCTCGGCAGCTTCGGCGCGAGCGATGGCTTGAGCGGCGATGTCGTTAGCAACGGCTGCGCGGTGGATAGCCGTGTCCAGTGCAGCGAAGGCTTGCGATAGCGCCCCCGGCATCGGGAATTGTGAATCTTTGCCATGGATAACCCAGTCAACAATCTTGGTGAAGTTGTTGTACATCAGGTCAAGGGTGTCGCTGTTTACTTTCGAGGAAAGTTGGGTGGTAGGTACAGAGTTTGTCATGGTATCTCCAGTTGTCATGAGGGTTTTCGGGGGTTAAATCTATACGGTTTCTTCCGGTTCGTCAAGTGCGGATTCGTTGGTATCCGGCTTGGCGTCTGATGTTTCAAGGGAAAGCCATGTGTCGTGTCGCTTCTCGGCGAGGTAATCCAGAATGACTTTCACCTCTTGCTGTGAGCCAGCGTACTGCTCCAGCAGGTCGGGGTCGTAGATGCCGTCGCGCAGAATGTCACTCACACCATGCACAAGGCAGTAGTCCACGGCGTACTGGGTAGACCATGAGGTCAGCCCCTGCACTTTGGACTGCGAGAGGATGCCGTTGTTGTACATGATGTAGGCGGCGACGTCGCGCACCAGAATGAAGTGCAGGGCAAGCGCGATGCGCTTCGGGTCGTCGCGGATAACGCGCGCCTTCTGGTTCAGGGCGATGCGACGGCGTGCTTGGGCAAGCTCGCCTGCATTGTGTGGCAGCTCCAGCGCGCGGTCGTAGTCGATAAGCCGCTGTTCCGTAGCCGCAAGACGTTGCTCCAGATGTTCGATGCGGCGCATGGCTGTGTTGATGTGGTGCAGTAGCGAAGCGTTGATTTCTTTCTGTTCCATTTAGTTCTCCCATGATATTTGGATGTAGTGTTTAGCGTAGTCAAGGCGGAAGCCGATGCGGCGCAGATGGTTGTAAAATCCGCTGTGCAGCCTTCTCGGAAGCGTTACAACCACCGCCTTGTCTAAGTGTCGGGTCGTGACCAGCGCGGGCTTGTAGCAGCCGTCAACCTGCTTCCAGAGGTCGAAACCCAAGTCCTTACGGCAGTAGAGGCGCAGACGCTTTAGCTGATGGTTGCGCGCCAGCACCTGCGCCAGCATAACCGCACGCAAAGCTTTGGTTTGCTGTCTCGTCATAATCCTAGCAGGTCGAGGATGTGTAGCCAGACGCCTGCGATGAGAAACAGCAGTACCGTCATGCGCCCTCCCCGGTGCTGTCGCCGTCTCCTGCGTCGCCGCCTCCACCTCCGGTGTCGCCGTCGATTACATCGAGGAAGTCTTTAAGTCGTTCTGCAAACGCTCGCAGCCAATACTCACCCCATTCTTTCGGGATGTTCTCCAGAAACGCTTTGGTTTCCTTCGCGATGAACGCGCTAATATCGTCGGTGCGCTTAAAAACGCCTGCGATGGCTATCGGCACATAAGTCGGGCTGTCCAGCTTCTTAGCTTTCTCCATGAAAATAGCTAAGGCGTGCAGCTCCAGCCCGTCGCCGCAGCTCTCGATGAACTTCTCGGTGTCGAAATTCGCGGGCAGATTTTCTTGGGCGTGGATTGCGTCGCGTGCGGAAGCCTCCGCCTTCGGGCGGTACAGCTCCACCAACGCCTGAACGAGCGTAAGCGCACCCATAAGTTCAAAGCCATTGTTTGCAGGTTTGCTCATTTTGTGTCTCCTATTTTGGATTCTAAAAGGGATTGATATTTGTGTAGGACATCCTGCACGTAGGGCTTGAGTTGCTGGATAATGCCGCTCTCGCCTGCGTAAGCCGCGCTGTGGCGCTTCTTCCGCAAAAGGTCTACAAGTGATTGCGCCTCTTTCTTGGAAAGGCAAACACCAGCGGCGAGGTCAGGGTAGTACACCACGCCCTGCACGTCTTGCGCTACCGTGTACAGAATATACTTGGCGGCGACGGGCATCTTGGCAGCCGTCAATGCGTGTTCCGTAGCTGTAGAGTTTAAGCCAAAGAACCGTTCTACGTCGTTTCGCTTGAAGAAGGCACGAATACTCGCCTCCAGCTTGTCGGCAGTGGTGGCGTTTCCATCCAGCCTTGCCACCTTATTGCACTCGTACTGGATGCGGTCGCGTACCACGTCATAGTCGCTCTGCGCGTTGGTCGTAGTAACGTACCAGATTTCCCTGTCGATACCGCTAAACTCCGCACTCGCTTCGTACCGGGGAATATTCACCTCTCGCATAGCAGCTCTCGCCTGCCGCTGGTGTTTGTCGGAAAGGGTCTTGCCGCTGGTATAAACACGTGTAGCGCGGTGCAGCAGGTCGCCCTGCACGTGATACAGCCAGCCTGTCTCATCCAGCAGGTAGCGCCTACGCCGGGGGAAGTGGCTCTCGTCCAGCCGGTAAACCTCCATCGCCTCCCAGATAGAAGTGAAGTAGGCAACTTCGGGCGCGCGCTTGCCGGTGAAGAAAACCACAACAAAGGGCTTACGTGTGGGGAAGTTCAGCTTGGCGCTGCGCCCGTTATGGTTAAAGGTAAAGGCTGTCATGATTTAGTCCTCCAGAACATAAACGCGCAAGTGCGCGAGGTCGCCGTAAGTCACCTTATGTTTTTCCTTGCACGAAGCATCCAAACTCGCTAGAGTTCGGGCGTCCTCCGCCGGATAAATCCGCACGCGGTTAGCTATAGCTTGTGGGTGTATGCGGATAACGTCCGCGCCCCTATATGACTCATGGTAAAGATTGACAAGCTCTTGGAAGAAGCCAAAGGGGAAGTCATAGCCCCAGACTTTGAAAACCTCCTGAAGCCGCATAGCGGCAACAGTCAGGCTCTTGTTGGTGTTTATTTCCTCGGGGAAAGGGTAGATAATCATTTGCCAAGCTCCGGGTTAAAGGTTGTTACGGCGAGTTCCATAGCGCCGAAAAAGTCCATCAGGATTTCCGCTAAATCGTTGTGGGTGTACATCTCGTGGACCTTCCATAGGCGTCGTCCACCCCCTCTTTGAGGTGTAAGTAGTGGTAAAGCATTACCCACTCGCAGGCGAGGCGTTTCAGGCGGTTTCTGGTTTCGATGTTCATAAAGTTTCACTCCGGTTATTTGTGAGTGGGGGGGGGGGGTGCAGGTTAAACCCGCAGCCCCATGATGACGACGCGAATATTCTTCGCCCAGTTATCCTCCCCGACAAGGTGGGCGTGCAGTTGAGTGCCGGTGCATTTAATCTTCGCGCCGGTAAAGTTCTTCTTCGATGATGGCAGGATGGTGTCCAGCGTAGCGAGGTAGGCGGTATTTAATCCTGTGACCGGCACGAATGTAGATGCGCAGTCGCCCTCGCCGTCGCGCTGAGGCTCGGTGGCGAACATGATACTATCGAAATCCCCCGGTACCACGCGGGGCATATCCGGGAAAACCCCGCCTATGGTGTACAGGTTCATTGTCGATAGCAGGGTGTTGCGGGCGTCGTAGCACTCCAGCCGCCATACCGGGTCGCCGCCGGTGGAAATTTTCCCGTCGCTAGATACTGAGGCTTTCTCGTCGGTAGGGAATGCGCGGGTGGTGTATGTGCCTGCGGGAAGTTTGGGCGGGTAGAAAGTAACGCCGTCGGCAGGAAACCACGACGGCACGGGTTTGTCCGCAAAGGCATGGGGCAGGTCGATGGTGATGCCGATATGCCCGTTGGTCGCCCATACCTGCCCACAAGGGGCGAAGTGGATGCCTTGAAGGTATTGGCACACATCTTTGACTGCGAGAAAGGCTTTCGGCGCTTTCCACAGGGCGACGGGGATTTCGATGCCGTCTGGCAGCCAGTTGAAATCGGCACGGGGGGATGTGTTTTTGCTCATGGTTAGACTCCAGATTGTTTGTAGGGGTTAGGTTGTGTGGGGCGGTGCAATCCGCACCGCCGGGGGTGGGGTGGGTCAGATATAGTACACTACGGGCTTGCCCTCATACTCGCCTGACCATAGTAGATAGCCTTCGTCGCTGGCTTGTTCGGTAAGCGCGTCAATGATGGTTTCATCATCGTTGTCTGCGTCGTCGGGGTCATAATATTCGTCTCTGACGTCGTCGGCGGTTAGCTCCTTAATGTCGCAACATAGCCCGATGACGTCCAGCTCGTATGGCTCGTCGTCGCCGTATGTTTCTTCAAACATTTCTATGAGCCTCTCGTAAACCCCGTAAGGGTAGTAATCGCGGTCATACTCTTTGAACTGTTGTTGCAGTTGGCGTGCAGATGTGATGGGTATAATTATGGATGCCATGATTTTTTCTCCGGTTTGTGTTAGGGGTTAGGGTTGTTTACAGGTGACGGGCAGGAATGCGTGGCTATACAGCCGCGTTGAGTTATTCAGCGCAGTGGTGTAGCGGCGCATCCGCCGCAGCATGATTGCCCGCAGTCTGTCGTAGCGGTCATTGTCGCGGGCACTTAGGTAGTAGCTGGTCAGAAAGCCCGGCGGGCTCATGTGGTAGCCGTTAAGGGTTTTGTCCGCCGCCGTCTGCGCGCGGATGAAGATGTCGTCGTAGTGGTCGTAGCGGTACTTCAGCAACGCCTCGCACAGGTCAGGGCTGGCTTGCTTGTTGTAAAAGACGCCCACATGGTAGCACCTACCGCTGAAATCGGTTGTACGGGTAGCGTAGGGAAAGCGCTTGCGCACATGGCGGTTAAGGCTGGCGCGGATGGTGATGGGGGTTTTATAGTCGGTGTGGTCGCGCATGGCTTACTCCGGTTTGTTGGGTTGCTGTTTGGGCTGTCTCTTGAGCCGCGTGTTGCGCGTCGGATGCCGATTGGTTGAGTGTGGTCGGCGTGTCTGCGGGCGTGGGTGTGTCGGCTGGTAAAAGGTCGGGATGGGGGTGTGTAACAGCATGGGGTTTCTCCGGTTGTGGGGGGTGTGGGTTAGCCTTGCGCGGCAATAGCGCTGGCTACTTTGGCGGCGTAACGGGCAAGGCTCTCGCCTACCCCGCCGAACATATCGCCGCTGTCCTCGTGCAGTTGACAAACTAGCCTGCGGTTGCTATGGCCGGGTCTAGCAAGGCAGTAATTCAGGCAGCGCTGGTAGTATTCCTCGCCTTCAGGAGAGCGCGCGGCTACCATTTCCGCCGCGTGTTGTGCGTCGTAGTACGCCGCCGCGCGCTCCAGTAATTCCTCAAACAGTATCCGCGCGCGGTTACGCTTGCGTATTGCCCGTTCGTATTCCTTGCGATATTTCGTACGGTCAAGGAAGGCCACGCCGTAATTGTAGTGGTTTGCAATCTCTCGCAGCAGGTCAGCACGGCGCGCTTCTTGCGGGCGCGCGTCCGTACTCCATTTCCGGTGTAGTTGGTATGCCTGTTCGGCGTAGGCAAGGGCGTCGGCAAAGGTTGTTTTTATGCCGTAGACGCTAGTGGTGAGGATGTGCATTTTTATACTCCTATTTTTGTATGGGTGGGTTATTCCTGTCCGGTTTGGGCAAGGATTTCCTCGCACTTGGCGAGGGCTTGGGCAAACACTTCGCCACGTGTCATGCCCTTCAAAATGGGGTCATGGGCGGCAGGTGCGTAGGCGTTGAAGGCGACGGCGTCATCGCGCAGGGCGTCGCGCAGGTATTCCACGTCTTCTAGCTGGTCGGTGCGGTAGTCATCTTCCAGCAGCCGTATGGCAAGTTCTGGCAAAATCCCTTCCTGTCCATAGTACGGGCTGAAGTACCACTTGCACAGCCCATGCTCGTCGTCTAAGACAAGCGTGTCGTATCCATTGGTAAGAAAGACGCTCCCGCTTTGTTGATTAAAGTCAATATAGACGCCTACGTCGTCAAACGATTCAGGTAGGGCGTTGCTGATGCCCTCCCCCGCGTCTGCGTAAGCGCGTAGCAGATTGGCTGCTAGGTCAAGCTCATATGCGCCGAACCTGTCCAAGGTTGTCATGGGGTATAGGGTGTTTTGTTTTTTCATGTTTTATCCTTGTGTTGTGGATTAGGGTTGTGGCGGTGCGTAGCACCGCCGGGGGTTTATTGTGTGGGTGGGTTATCATTCATATTCGAGTATTTCACCAACGTTTTCTTCCAGCCACTCTCTGGCTAATTCAGCCAGTTTTTTGCGGTCGGTTTCTGAATACGGCAGGAGTTTTTCGTCTTTGACAATATCTGCGCAGATTTTATTGATGACTTCTTCTTTAACGTCTTTATCCCAGTAAATATAGCAGTCGTCCATGTATTCATCTACATATACTCCCCATTCATCTACGCCACCAATGGTAATCGTGAACTTACCAGAAATGGGAGAATCATAGAAAATGTTCGTTATATAGGCGCGGTCTATATATTCGTGTGCCTGTTTAGCGACGTCATTATAAAAATAAACGTCGATACAATAGCCTTGTGAATAACCGAATGCCCTAAATCCGTCTAACTCGTTTAATGCGTCTGCATTTTCTAACATTTTGACATAATCTTTCGCTGTTACGTCTGAAAGGTCGGCTAGCATATCTGAAAGCTCATCCCCCGCAACAAAGCCAGCTTCGTAGGGGTCATAACGCATCCATTCTTCGGTAAGGGCGCGCGGGTTTTCCTCAAATTCAGCAATCTGTTCGGCGCTGTAATGTTTTTTTGTTTTCGCACCTTCACTAGCGAAAACGATTATAGCTGATAAGTCGTGCCGGGTATTATAAACCCCTACCATAGGGGTATCGTTCATAAAGTCGTCGAAGTAATCGCTAGCCAAGTTGATGTCATAGCGAAAACTATGGCTGAATTCTGCGTCAATAATGGTTTTGAAGGGTAAGTTTTTCATGGTTTTTATCCTTGTTTGTGGGTAGCGTGTTAGTCTTGTATCGGTTGCCCGTGCTACGCCATCATGTCGCAGCGGTCGGCAAGTCTGCCGCTTGTGGCGGCATCCACCATCGCGCTCACCGCGTGGCGCACCGCGTAGTCAGCGTCGTCGCGGATGTCGCAATAGTCGCGGCGACGGTGTGGGTACTTGGCGAGCTTGTCGCGCAAGGCGCACGTCGCGGCAACCGCGCAATCGCGTAGGACGCGGCGCGCGCCGGGGTAGCTACCGGCACTATACGCGCACGCCAGCGCAAGCGTCTCAAGCGGCAGACGGCACAGCTCCAGCCATGCCGCGTCATAGGCGCGGGTTGCCAACAAGGAAGCGTCTGGCGCGTCTGCGGCGGTAAGGTCTGCGACGCGCCACAGGTTCGCCTGTGCGTCGAGGTCGTCGGCGAGGTCGCCAATTTCGCTGGCGAGGTTGTCGGCGACGTCAGCCGCCAGCAGGTTATGCGGGCGCGGCAGACGGTCGAGGTGCGCCGGGTTAAGGCTCTTTTGCAGAGCATCAAGGTCTGCGATGGTTTTGGGTTGGGTTTGATTGCTCATTTTTGACTCCTTTTATACTTTTGTTAGGGGTTGATGCGTTTGTATCGGATAGCACCCGGAATAGTATGGATGCTATCCGATACAAGCTAGCCGTGGTTTGTGGTTTAGGGTGGCTAGCTTGCATCGCGTTGTGTCGTCTGATACTTATATAAGTACAGGCTGGCGACGTTGTCGCCGTTAGTGTTTTATGCGTCGTCTTTGTTGGCGCATTTCAGACATTTACAATGGCTTCCGCAGTCTTTTTCAGCAGTTACATTCACCATTTTCAGTCTATTCCGCGTGCCGGTACGTTTCGTTTTGTGTCCTTGCCAGCATCCGCGTCATGTAGTGGTTCGCGCGCTATCGTATGCACGCGGCTACATTCTTTACCGTTTCCCGCTTGCTACTTTGCTAAGGTAGCGCGCTTGTTACGTTTTCCCCTATTGTTAAAGATTGCGCCTTGCACCCGGATGAGGCTAGCGCGAGGTTAATTCCTCAATGTATCCGATTTTTCGTGCAGCGGATAGTAGCTGCCGTGCATATTGTTTAGGTGTTAGCACTTGCCTTTGCAAGGTATGGCACGTTGTGTTGTTGTGCATTGCCTTGCTTGATGCCAGCGGCTCGCCGTAAGGCTCGCTCGCTGTATGGGGCGCATTATAGCGGTTTGTGGGTGGCTTGTCAATAGGCAATCTTGTTTTTTGTTGATTGCTTATTGCGTGATGATAGGTTGTTGGCAACCATATCAGCATCGCGCCGCCGTCATATTGTTACCGCTATAACGTCGTCCTGTTTGATTACGGTAATGCCTTTGTCGTGCCAACGTTGAAAACTATTTAGATAACATACAGATATTGGAAAACGTTGAAAGAGTAGAAAAGGATTGGCGACGGATTAGCAGCGCAAAATTGTCGGCGAGCGGGAAATTTTTGGCGGATTGTTGTCCTTATATATTGTGCGCAGACGGCACCAACTTTTGCACGCGGTTTTGTTGTCGCCGTTTTTGTACGCTAACTTTTTCGAGCCGTCGTTGTGTTTTTGCTTTTGTTGCCGCGTTGCGGCAGTTTGCGACGGATTTTGTCAAGATTAAGATTTTGAAATGTTAAATGCTGAATTTTGTTAGGTAGTAGGATTCATGCGTAGTTAAGATGGATTTTGAAAAAAAATTGAATTCAATACACAAAATCTTGAATATCTTAAATCGGAAAATTAAGGTATTGATTTTGTTCACATTTAATAGCCGAATCTTGAAAAGGGGGGTTTTTTGTTGAATCAATATTTTATTTGTTGATTATATATAATCCCGAAAAAAACCTGTTTGTTTTGACTATATTAAGATTGGCGATGTTAATTAACATCGGGATTTTGGGGGTTCGGCGAAAGAGAGAGGGGTTTTGTGATTGTGGGATTATTTGCACGGGCGAAAAATGATGGCGGGGTTTTTGGGATTGCACGGCGCGCAAAAAGATATTACCAAAACATGGACAACTCATTAAAACCAAAAAGGTCGAAAAAAGGAAAAAAGGGGGTATATATATATATATTCAATATATTATTTTTTTTTTTTTTTTTAGCCGATTTTTTCCTCTCCCTCCTGCTGCTGTTGAATGCCGCCGCCGCCCGCAACCCCCTGTTTTTTCTAGGGTTTTTTATTTCCAGTCAATATAAATCCACATAACATTATTATTGTACAATGTTGTAAACATTATTTGTTCAACATTTAAATCTTAACAAAAAAACCATCAACATTTTCAACACGTCTCGAAATTTATTTGCAATCCTCGAAATTCCGCTTCACGTCTACGCTTCGCGCCCCTCAAAACATTTCTGACGTGTTAATTAACATTTCCCGATTTTTTATTGACAACATTAACCTCAAATTATGTTGGTAACATTATTCGTTATTCCAGATAATCCAATAATTCAGCGCCGCAAATGTTATTTTTCGCCGCGCTTTTCCTCGCCATTTCCGCCTGCCGTTTTACGTCATGTTCAATACTTATTAACACCCTAGTATAATTTAACGCTAATCAATCTTTGCATCTTGATAACCACGCCGCCACCTATCATCCCAAACCGAGATGATAACGTACCGTGAATTTCGTGGGGCGAGGGCGTCGAAGGGGCGGAGTTGACGGGGGGACCCCGGGACTTGGACACGTGGAGTCGAGGGGGGCTGGGTGAATATATACCCACCCCCGCAGACCACCTGCCCCTCCCAGAAATCTAAGGGAAACAATAATCATTCCCACCAAGCCGCCAATGCCCCCGGGAAGCCTACGTCCATTACGCTTCTTGTGGCTTTCTAATATGCTCGGGTGCAGTCTACGTAGCCCATGTCGCCACCAAGCGTCCTGTCCGCTCTCTACAGCCCGGTGCAGCCCACACCCTACCACCCACCCCTCCCCCTGCAATCCGCCCAAGAAAAAGCCCCCCATCGCTGGAGGGCTGCCAAAAAATTTTCCTCACGAGCCGGGTGCAGTCTCCGCCGCTTCCTCCCCGGCTTCCTCACCAGCGTTACCCTTACGACCCTTCATCGCCTTCAGGAGGTCAATAGACTTCGCCATCACTCCCACCTGCTGTTCCAACCGTCCCTGCCCTTCTTTCAGCGCAGCAACGTCTGCAATCAATGCGTCGAGGTCGATGTTCTCTCCATCCACCATAGCTTCCGCGTAGCTGTCAGCGAAAGCCTGTGCAGTCAGAACCACACCCATCCCCGTGCCGTCAAAGACCACGTAGTGTCCAAGCGGCAACGTCACTTCCTTCCAGTCGTATTTGACAACGACGACAGGACCTCCAGCACGCTCGGAACGCTCGCACGTGCCGCCTGCCGCTTCAACATCCGCTGAAAGCTCCGCAAAGTTATCGCCACCAGACTCATCGCCCAGCGCCACAAACTTGAAGGCTACAATCGGTTTTTCTTTCTTGTATGCGTACATAATACACTCCACTTACGCCCGCCAGCCCGTGCAGCCCCATGCCGCCAGTCGCAAGCGTAGCGTGTAAGGCATTCTAAGGGTTATACATTTTTACCTCAACCCTTCCATCAGCCCAAACCGTCCTTTACAATCCCCCACGCCAGCCGCAGCCTGCGATAGCACAAGCCATTGCGGAACCCCCATACCCTGCGGCTGGCGTCCCCACACTATCTCCGTTACAATCTCCCATAAACCGTTAAGTGTATGGGAGATTTTTTCTGTGTCCTCACAAACCACCCCCACCAGTTCGCTAAACCTCAACGAGCAGGCAGCAAGCGCGTTGCGGTCTGCCACCACCCCTGCCTCAACTCCTCCCGCCGCCAAAACCACCCTCGCACCAGTCGTTCCAGACGACGCCCCGCCTCCGGTGGAGTTCACCCTGTGGGAAGTGCTGGCATCCGACCTCGCTATCGGTATGACACCTACCCCCGCCATACTGAAAGCCTACGATATTAGCAAGGAACAACTTGACCTCCTGCAAGCCAACCCCTTCTTCCAGAAGCTGCTGCAAGCCAAGCAGGACGAAATCGCCGAGAGTTCCCGCAACCCGTCGGAAGCCGCCTTCGTGCAGAAAATGCGCTTTATCGCGGACAAGGCAACCCCCCGCCTGCTCGCGCGCCTGACCGACAACGAGACGACCAACAAGGACTTCGCCACACTCCTCCAGATGGTTGTGCGGCTTGCCCGGCGTGAACCCCCGCCGCCTCGGGACGACGCCCCGCTAGCCCCCGCGCTCACAGGCCCTACCGTTACGTTTAACATCGTCGGTGTGCCGGGGTTAGACCATCTGGCGGCAGCTCAGGTAGTGCAGGCCCCACCCATCCCGCATACCCCCTCCCCTCCGCTCTCTCACCCGACGTCCACGCCGCCAACCCCCGACACGACCCTGCCCTCACCCGTCGGCCCTGAACCTTCCGCTGACGACCTGTTGCAGATGGGGGTGCTGTGATGGCGACCACCTACCGCGCATACCCTACGATGGAGCGATTCCACGCGGACTACGGCAAATATTTCAACCGCTTCGTCGCGGGACCCCCGGGAAGCGGCAAGTCGGTCGGAAGCGCTTTGGAGCTAATCGGTATCGGGCTGCGGCAAGAGCCCACGGCAGAAGGAATACGCCCGACGAAATTCGCCATCATCCGCTCTACCTACGGCGAGCTGGAGCGTACCACGCTGGAAACGCTTCGCCAGTGGCTGCCGCCCCAGTACACCAAAATCAACAGGAGCAAGCCGATAACGGTTCACTGCCGCCTGCCGCTGCCAGACCATACCATCGCCGATATGCGATTCGAGTTGATAGCCATCGAGTCCTACTTCGACCTCGGCAAGCTCGACTCGTATGAGGCGACCGCTATCTGGTTAAACGAGATGACCGGGCTGCCGAAAGAGCTGGTGGGTAAGGCGGGCGAACGGGTCGGGCGTTATCCGCCTGCGAATATGTGGGACGATGGCAAGAACCATTGCACGCTCTACTGTGTCATCGGCGACTACAACTACCCGCCCAAGGACCACTGGCTGGTCGAGTACCTCCACTCCGGCACGCTGCCACCTAACACCATGCTCTACGAGCAGCCGCCTGCGCTTATCGAGACGGTCAATCCCGACACAGGCGAGACAACCTACGCGGTAAACCCCCACGCCGAGAACCTGACTAACCTCGACGGTGGGCAGAAATATCTGAACGACCTTGCGACCTACGAGCGCATGGGGCTGACCGATATGATTCAGACCCGCCTCTTGTGCCGCTATGGTCGTGCAGGCGGCGACGGCAAGAAGGTCTTTACCAACTTCGACAAGGACTTCCACGTGGCGGACAACCCGCTTGAACCCGCCAAGCTCACCGACTGCCTCATCAGCATCGACACGTCAGGTATCCACCCCTGCGCGCTCATCTGGCAGCACGTGCGGTCAAAGTGGCAGATAGCCGATGGGATTTACGGCGAGGAGATGGGACTGGAGGAGTTCATCGACGACGTGCTGACACCGCTTCTTACTCTGCGCTACGCCGGATGCAACACGCTCTGTGTCTGCGACCCGGCAAACGCCCGCGACGCGCGCACCGCCATCACGCCTATCGACCTGCTGCGGGAAAAAGGCTACGACGCTATACCTGCGCCCACTAACCGCTTCAAGGAGCGCCTGCAAGCCAGCGAGATAATGCTGAACCGTCGCGAGAAGGGAAGCCTCGTGATTAGCCCCTCGCTTGGCGAACTGGTGGATGCGATGGACGGCGGGTATCAGTACCGCAAGCTCAAAGTCGGGGGGCTGAACACGGTCTTCTCCGCGCAGCCCGAGAAGAACAAATACAGCCACTGGGCAGATGCCTTCCAGTACGGCGCGCTGCATATCACCTCAAGTGTGCTGTCAGATGATGCGCTGGACAAAGCCAGACGGCTCGCGGCGGCGAGCTTCGCCCGCGCGCGGGCATGACGCGCCTTCGCCTACCGCTTTCCCTGCACCTACACTACCCTGCTATAATCCCTCAACTTTTTCACGAACCAGCAAGGACCACCACTCATGGCAGTCATCCAGCACATCGACGATAACCAAGACCTCAAGGCGTCTCGCATTGAGAAGACCATCACCCCGCATGAGGAGCTAGGGCTTGAGGTCATGCGCCAGTTCCGCCATGCCCGCACAGTCCGCGCCAGCAAACAGGTCGGCGAGTACACGCTCGACAAGCTGCTGCATGAGTGCTACAAGGCGCGGGACGACCAGTTGCTTTGCGACGAGGCGGAGCTGCGCGAGAAGTTCCCGCCGTGGGCAGCGATGCCTGTTAGCATCGTGGCGTTTAAGGTCAATATTCTGGTGAGCCTTATCCGTGAGACGCTGGTCGATATTAGCCGTGCGCCGTTTATCGTTGATCCTACCCCAGAGCCTGAGATTCCACAGGATGAAATCCGCGCCCGGATGCAGGCAATTTACGACGAGATTACGTCCATCAGCGCGCAGGTGGTGCAGGAGCAGCAGGCGTTCGTAGCCGGCGCAGTTGAGGGCGGCGCTGCGCCCTCCGACGCGGTAGCTTCATCCGAACTACCAGGGTTGCCTCCAGAAGCCGTCATGGAGCTTCTCAAGCAGGCTAAGGTGGAGATGCGCCAGCAGGTAATCGACCACGCCAAGCAGCAGGCGCGGTTACTGGAACAGGAGCTGTACGACAAGACGACCGAGGGCGGCTATCGCCGTGCGGTGATGGAGTTCGCGGATGACTTCGCGACTTACCCTTATGCCTGTATGCACGGACCGTTTCCGACGGTGCGCACCGAGAGTGTGTGGAAGGATAACAAGTTCACCGAGGAGACCCGGGTGTCGTGGGTATTCGAGCGGGTGTCGCCGTTTGATTTTTACTGGACGGAAGACAGTACCAATACCCAAGACGGGACGGCGGTGTTTATCCGTAAGATGGTCGGTTATGACTACCTCTACGACTGCCGGGAACTCGCCAAGTCCGACGATAAGAGCGGCTACCGCTTCGACGTCATCGACGAGCTTATCGAGGATGCGCAGGAAGGTCATGTGCCGCGGGAGTGGCTGCTGTGGTTCGACCAGAGCCCAGAGACCCGCCAGACGTCGCTGGAGTGGTCGCGCGGGCAGAGTGCGGAAATCCTTATCCGCTATGGGCGGTTCAGCGGGTATGAGCTGAAAGAAATGGGTTTTTTGGATTTGGAGGAAAAGAAGCTCTACGAGACGAAAATCATCATGTGCGGCGGGCAGGTTATCTACTGCCAGATTAACAACAACCCTAGTCAGTACAAGCGCCCGGTGTTTACCGCCAGCTTCGAGAGCCGCAACAATTCCATCGTCGGCTGCGGGCTGGCACAGAAACTCCTCTCGCTGGACAAGGCATACCGCGCCACGATGAACCTCGCGCTGTACAACCTGTCGCTGGCGAGCGAACCTGTGACCGAGGTGGAGGTTAATCGCATCTTGCAGTACGTGCCGGATGACTGGATTGAAGACCCGAAAATCGCGCCCGGTATGGTGGTGGTTGCCGACGGCGACCGCATGGGCAACGGCTCACGGGCTATCAAGTTCACCCAGATTCCGACAACCACCGAGGCGGCGCTGCGTCTTGCCAACTACATCTTCGAGCAGGCGCACGTTATCAGTAACATCCCCGCCGCCTTGCATGGGCAGCCTGTGGGTAGCGGGGCTAACCGCACGGTGCGTGGGCTGCTGACGCTTCAGGGCAATACGCTGAAACCCATTCAGTCAGCGCTCATGAATCTGGACTTGGGCGTTATCGAGCCGATGGTGACGCTGCTGTATATGCTGCTGGTTATGTACGACGAGGACTTCGAGTACACAGGAGACGCGAAGATTGTTGCTAAGGGCGCGGCGAGTATGGTCGAGCGCGAGATGGACAAGCAGACGGCGATGGAGAATATGCAGATTCTGGGGCAGCTTGGCGAGCTGATACCAGAACATATCCGCCTGCCCGTCATCGAGAACCTGCTGCGCACTGCCGACATCCTGAAGCCGGGTCAGACGCTTTCGCCGCCTGTGATGCAGCAGATAGCCTCGCAGTTAGGGCAGATGCAACAAGGCGCACCAGACGGCATACCGGGACAAGCCCCGCAGCCGCAAGGTGCGCCTGTACCACAGGAGCAAACGCTCCCGCAGACGTGATTAGAGTTTGAGGTGGGCGGCGACGGCCGCCAGGACGCTCTGGAGTGTCTCCCACCCGCGATTGTCTCGGGGTGGCGGTATGACTACCGGGTTGTGCCAGTAAAGGCGTCTGACGCCGCCCAGTGAGCCATCAGACTCATATTTGACCGCCCGGTTGTCACCAAAGCGAACTTGGATTGAACCGAACATGGTGCTGGTTACAATGCCGTAGCCCCAGATGATGTCGTACACTTTGTCATCGACGGTGACGGTTTGGTTGTCTAGGAGTGCCATGTTAATATACCCTCTTGAAGTTATTGGAGAAGGTCATGAGATTACCACCCCCGCTCAGAAAAATCCACGACAGGTTTGTTGCGTGGGCTGCCAGCCAGCGATGGCTGAATGACTACCTCATCGCGTGGGTCACGGAGGACGACGGTCAGGAGGTCGCGTGTATCTATTGCACAATCGTCCGCGTTGCACTAATATTTGGTTTTATTGGATTTATCGTAGGACTGCTGGTGTGATATGCCACCGAATCTGAAAACAGGAAAGAGCCAAGTTTCCTCCGCGTCCAGCGAGGGGCTAGGGCTTCCGGGTGATTTCCGGGGGCGTGTCCATGAGTACAACGATACGAATCCGGTTGAGAATGTCGTTTACCCTTACGCGAAACAGAAGCAAGCGCTGCTGGTTGTCCAGCCGGGGCAGCAGATGGTGCTTACCTGCTATGCCGAGTACGACACGACTAAGGTCGAGATTTACAAGGTGATGCCCAGTCAGGGCGTACCTGTGCAGGGTTCAGGCGGATGTTGCCCGGTGGTTACTATCGGGCGGAGCATCATCCTGCGCCGCGCCAAGCTGGAATGTTGGCGGTTGGATAAGTGCAATCCGGTGTTTGTGATTAAGACGCCGGGGTACTACGAGGTCGAGGTGAGTGGGGACACGTCGGAAACAACGGTGACTGCGGTGGTAACACCACTTCAGGAAGTAAATGTGTTTGCCCAAACAGCGCCTTGCGCGTGCGGGTGAGGAGGGAAAGGTGAAGGCAAGGGCTGAATCTGAATACACGCCCCGCGTACTGTTCGACCGGAAGACGCGCGCTATTGACGATTCCGGCAAGAAGGCGTATTCGGATATTTTTTATATCGCGCCCGGTGAGTCGGCGTTATTGTCGCTGTATGGCGCGCCGGAAGTGCTGAAGGGCAAGATTACGAACGAGGATGATGGCATCCTGCAAATAGAATCCGATAGCTGTTTCGTGCTGTACAAAGTGTCGTTTGGTCCGGTGGCATCGCTTCACGTCGAGCGTCAATGCGGCGAGCGGGTGAACATTCAGGATGAGTACGACAAGCTGGTGGCAAACCGCCAAGTGTTCTTCGAGCCTGTGCGCCGCTGCGGCGACTTGTGGACGATGAGCGGCTGCGATAACTACGCGATGCTGAACATTCCGGGGTTCTATATGTTTGAAGTATCTGACCCGGAATTGTTTAATATTACACGTTTGGAAATGGTTAAACAAAATGTGTTTGAAACAAACGCTGTACCGGATAATTTTAAGTTTGGGAGTTGAGAAATGTCTTGCAAGATGACCCTTGATGTCAAGGATTTACAGAAACACCTTAAAGACGATTTTGTCAGTAAAGGCGAAATTGTTAATGGCAATACCCTGAAATTAACTCGTGAACAGGGCGGTACAGTTGAAGTCGTTTTACCGGAAGGACAAAAGATTACGTCTTTCGATTTGGCAAATCGTGGCGGTAAGAATGTTTTAGAATTAAAAACATCTGACGGTAAAACGTTTACTGCGCATCTCCCAGAGGCACGGCAGACAGAAGACAAACACGTTACAGCCTTTGAAATAAATACCGTAGGCAATGACACGAGCCTGACACTTCGTCGTAGTGATGGTGAGAAGTTTGTGGTGCATCTGCCGCCGCAACAGCAAGGCGGTGGAGGCGGTACAGACCTTCATATCACAGGGTTTGAGTATGAGCCGAGAATAAAACCCGGCAAAACTGTGATTAGCCATACGTTGGTTATTACTCGCAGCGACAATAAGACCTTTGAGGTTGAGATACCGATTCCCAACGTTGGTGGCAATCCTGGCAACCCCGGGGGCACAGATATTTATCTGACCGATTTGGTTACTGGTGTTCCGCCAGTCGAAAAGTTAGAAGATGTAGGTGATGGATATTATTTTACCAAGAATATTCCCCTGCAAGGTGTACTCAATAACGGTAATCTCGTAGAAACTAAACAACCGCATAACCGTTTGTATTTCTCCGCCCAGAAGTCAGATGACCCTAGAGAAGCCGTTGAGCGTCGTCCGGTTATGGATATTACGTTAGGCGCAAACGGTACGGAGTTGCGTGTTGTCCGTGATGATACCTCCATTACGACACTTAGCCTTCCCGCTGGCGGTGGCGGCGGTGGCGGTGGCGGTGGCGGCGCAGACAAGTTTGTGTCGGGTCTGAACAGTACGATTGAGTACGGCGACACCCGAACCGTAGGCGGAGTTTCGTACAGTAAGGCGACCATTACTGCGCGCTTCAACGACGGGACTTCTGTATCGACTAAGCTGCCGTTTGAGGTAGCTTTTGACGAGCGCACTGGAGAGCAGCTTTTCCCCGGCGCTGGCGGCGGTGCAGCAGGCACTACCGTAGTTAAAGATGTCGCGCCTAGCACTTCCAAAAACCGCACGATTGTTATTACGGATTCTAAGGGTGTTACCAAAGAACTTACCTTGCCGGATAACTGGTTTAACGGTAAAGACGGCAAAGACGGTAAAGACGCGGATTCCGTTAAAGGGCAATTTATCACGCAGGATATGTTCAGGAAATTCCACGAAGCGAATATTATTGCCGAGCAATTAGCCGCGCCGATTCAGATTGGAGCTTATATTGGTAATGAATTGCCGTTGCCGGGTAATATTCAGGCTGGTGAGGCTAAGTTTGTGGTTGCCCCATATCTTCCGAAGTTGGCGTCAGAGTTTGTTATAAACAAGCCACAGGGGGCGCAAGTCCATGAGGGTACTGTTTATAATTCCCCGTTATCAGTACGTCCAGTTAAGGGTTTGGCTACTTCGTGGGTAAATCTGATTCCGGGCTTCGACAAAATTGCACCTGCTGACGCATGGTCATATCTGGAGGCTAAATACTATGGCGAAGAAGGAAGAACCCCAGGGTTCCTGAGCGGCGCGGCGAGTAACACTTGGCATCCGGGTCATGCGTACCGTACTATTCCGCTCGCTAAACCGTTACTTAGCGCAGATAATATGTTCTTGCCAGTGCCGATGCGATTCCATGCGTTTAACTACCATATTCACGGTGCTACTTTCGCTATGGACGTATTTGAGCTGGTGGATATTGCGGACAACGGTGGGCTGATACAGACCGATAAGATGTTCTACCGTGGTACTATGTACACCCAAACCTTCCCGCACGGGGATGGTTACTTCCCTGCGTTTATATCTGTTGAAGGTATGGCTCACGCGGAATACTTGAAGTTGGCATCCCGTTTGTCTAACTTTGTTATTTTCCGTATCCGCGAAATACGCGAGCAGGAAGAAAAGAACTTCGCAGCGGATAAGTTATTCGATGCGTATGAAACTTACGGTGTCGGGCGACCGAACCACGGATAAGGAGAAACTAAATGTCTTGCTCATCATGCAAACAAGGTAATACGGGTGGTCGGATTATTCCGGTCATCCCGCGTCAGCAGCCGCAAGAGCCGAAGCAAAGCCACGCACTTCCCAAAGACGTGCGTAACAAACTACGGTATAACGGCAAATGAAAAAGGACGTCTTCATTGCGCTGCCGGATGATTCCTGCAAAGAATTTATTGCTTTCCTCGAAGGCAAAATTGAGCAATGTCGCCGCGACAGCCAGCAGGCTGCGGCGGCGTTCACCCTGAAAATGGACGAGAGTCAGCGCGGGGTGGCGCTCTTGGCTGCGGGTAGTCAGGCAGCGTATGAGGACGTGTTACAAGCATTCAAACAAGGTATGGGATTGAAATATGGCAAAAATTGACTTTAGCGCGCCGTCTATCGACGAGCGCCGGGCAAACGCTGCTGCGGCAGCGCAGGCGGTTGCACAAGCTGCGGTAAACACGGATATTCCTGAAGATGACCCGTTGCTGTACGGTACAGGGGCTGAACCGGCTGATGAGGACGGAGACCAAGACGACGATAGCTGGTTAGACCAGTTGACGCCTTTCCAGTCAGAAACCGGGGAAACGAATCCATACGCGCGTGTAGCCGCGCCAGCGGCACCACAAGCGCCGGAAGCACCGAAGGAAGGGTTTACCCCGCAGCAACAGCAGGAGAACCTTGACAAGCTGTATGAGGGGCTGGAGCATTTGGACGAGGATTCAGCTCGTGAGCTGAAGACGAAAATCCTAGACCCGGTGTTGACCAAGCAGGAAGAACGTTTAGCCCGTCTGGAGAAGGAGCGCCAGCAGGAAGCAGCGCAGCAAGCGAAGACACGATTGGACGTAGCAACTAAAAAGATTTTGTCAAAACATCCAAAAGCTGCTAGTATTCTCCAAAGCACTCAGTTTATTGAGTTTATTAACTCCGGTGTATCGAAATACGCCACCGAGAAACCAAGTGATTTATTAGCCGCCGCATATTATCAGCACGGGGACGCTGAGTATGTGATTGGCGAACTCGACAAATTTGTCGAGTCGCGGAAGAAGCCGAAACCACCCGTGGGTGCTGAACCGCAACAAGGTAGGGGGACAAGCGGGGTCGCTCCGGCGAAAGCTGGACGCAAGATGAGCTACGCGGAATACGAAGCGAAGGCACAGGCGATTATGGCTGCGCCGCGCGGAACATATCCGCCTCATGCGTTACGCGACCTTGAATTACAGTACCATAGCCAATAGAGGTTACTAATGTCAAAACCTATCGCTGCAAGTGGTTACAAGGATATATTCGCGACCCCGCTTGGGAAGGGTGTCGAATATGGTGGGACTATTATCCGACGCAACATCGAAGATAGTCTCATCCCGTATATCTGTAATACGACTATCCTGAAACCGCTTACCCAATGTGCTGAACTCATCGAGTTCCGCAAACCCGCCGAAGTCGGCGCATGGCGTCCGTATGAGATGAACCAGCGCCTGATTCCTGATGAGCCGCATTCTGACCGGATGTGCATTCAGATTTGTAATCAGGCATACAAGTCCATCAAAATCGACAAGGAAACCATCCGCCGCGCCTGTAATTACTGGGATGCCTACGAGCAGGAGTTCTTGGATTCCGCATGGAATAACCTCGAAGAACTGCTGAACAACGATGTCCTGACCGGCATGATGACCCAAGTTGCCAGTTACAACATTGGTAAACAGGCGGGTCGCTACGGCAACATCGACCTCGGTTCGCTGACTGCGCCGCTCGACCTGACCCCGGACAATATCGTGGTGTTCTTCGATAAGATGAAGACTACGCTGAAAGAAGCCAAACGCTGGTATCCGGGTGAGATGGTGCTGGTTATTCCCGAAGCGCTGGAAACCCTGCTGCTGGTTACACTGTTTAATAAACAGATGTGCTGCAGCACCGGGGAACTCCTGCTGTTCAAAGGACTGGTTGCCAAGAACATCCTCGGATTCACCGTGGTTTCTAGCCCGCGTCTGCGCCCGACGATTGACCCGGCGACCAAGAAGCTGGTTTACCCGGTTCTGGCGGCTTGGAACGAGGCTTACGCCCACACGTCCCAGATTGTTGAAGCGAATCTGGAGAACATTCCGCAGTCTTTCGGCGTGCAGTACAATATGCTCTGCGTCTATGGCGGCGGCGTGATTTACCCGGATGCGATGGCACTTGCCTACGCTTCCTTCTCAACTTCTGGTCTTGCACCGTAAGGGAGGAAAACAATGGCTCATATACAAATGTGGGTACAAGGCGAACAGTCTCTTGTGTCCCTCGACTGCGGGGAGATTTACAAATTCTCTTGCCCGAAATCCAAGCGCACGGCGATTGAGTACGACCGTGGTTACTTCACCCACACCGCCGTTCTCTCGCCGAACCAAGCATACGACCAGCGCGGACAGGAGTCCCAAGTGTGGCGTATGCTGCAAGAGGCTAAGGTAGGCGACTACCTCTGGCTGGTGCTTGTTCCGCCGATGCACAAAATCGACGACGTGTTCGCTTACAACGACACGCTCATGATGGAGAACTCCTCTCTGGCGTCCTTCGGCGGCATCTCCGTTTCGCTGGTAACAGGCAAGTTCAAAGCCCCGGATGCGGACAAGAACTGCCCGATGGCTGGCGAAGAATCGCACGGCACGCTGGCATTCCCGGAACACACCGTGGCAACGCCTGCCAAAGCCCAGTTCTTGTCCAAAGACGTGACTATGGTAAACGACCTCGAAACATGGACAGGCGTCGGCTTGAAGATTGACGCGCTGCCGAAAGACGGTGCGCTCGCTAACATCACCGGACGTCTGGTGGTTGGCGCGCACACCCGCGACTACGAAGGTCAAATCACCCTGTTGTAAGGAGGGCAAATGGCTGACAAAAGCAAAATCTCCTCGCTGAAAGCCAAGTCCAAAATGATGAAGCCTGCTTCATCTGCGGAACAGGCAATCAAGGGGAACAAAGCAAAAAAATCTGACATTGATATGCCTAAGAGCATGGGCGATAAAAAGTCCAAACTCAAGGCGAAGTCGATGATGTAACCAGTGCCGCCTTCGGGCGGCGCTTTCAAATATGGGGGAAACTATGAGTGCTTCTGCTGAACGAACCGACCCGATGTCTTTCGTCGGAAACCCGACCATCAAGACAACCGAATTTACCACGACGTATCCGCCGCTGGAGAACGTCGATGCGCCCTACCTGCTGAACAAGGGCAACAACCAGCTTTACCCGAACATCCCGGAGCTGCGCGCCCGCTCGGACGCCTACGTACCGTACTACGGCGAGGTCGCGGTGAATAACGCCAGCGCGGAAGTAACCGCGCTCAACAAGGCGATTGCGCCTACCGAAACTGACGAATCAATGGCTGCCCTATGAGAAACCTTCTGCTGACTTACGCTAGAGACCTAGACGACGCTCGCCCCGGCTATGAGTTTTCTATCTGGTCGGCAGAGCAGCTTTTGGGCTATTTCAACG